ATTTAAGCAACGTATTCAAAAAATCAAAAAATTATTAAAATTTCAAGAATTGTCAAAGAAATAATCTTTTTTATAGCTAAAAATATAGCCAATAGTAATAAAATATTTAAATTAAAATAGCAGATAACAATAAAAGGGGAGTAAATAATGGGTTTACGTGGAACGCCTTATATTTCAAGCCAAGAAATGGCTAGTTTTTTAACACTTGGTTGTTTAGCTACCGAATGCGGACTTTCTTTATCCGATGTGAAAAATCCGCAGTGGCATAAGAGAATAAAAACAGCAACAACAAATTTAGAAAAGGTAATTGATGAACGTGTTGCATTGCTAGACAAGAGCCAGTATTTGCCCGTCATGCGGCGAAAAGATCATACGGCTGTAATGCTAGTATCGAAAGATAATAAACGCTTTATAGCTGAAAATCAAACGGATATTGTGCAAGTGTCATTAGATGATATTTTTGAAATAGGCGAGTTAGCGTTAAATAGTTGCACAGCTTGTGAACAGGGCGAATGTGTAAAAGAATGCAGGTTCAGAAAAGTGTTTCATCGTTTAAGTATTCCGGTATTGAATGAAAATCCACAAGCAGGAAAATGTGAGTTCAGGATAGAAAACGAGGTAATCAACAATGAAAATTGAACCAATTTCAAAACAATATGATTGTGTCAGTAAACCAAAAAATAAAGGAGACAGCAAACATGAAAAAAATATTATTATTGGTAATCATTTTAGTGATGTGCTTGCAAGGTGTATCAATGGCGCAGATGACGACAGGATACAGAGAAGGGTATAAGTTTTCAGAATCAGCAATCCCAATAAACGGAAATCAAGAAGCTTTATTCTTCAATCAGTATTCAAGTAATACAAGAACATGGTATGTGATCGGCTATTCATTTATTAGTTATGAAAATATGGACGTTGCAACAAGTGCAGGGCTAGACGTTGTAATTGACGGAATCAAGTATCAAGCAACATTTGCAGGAAGTCAGGTCAAATGGAACGAAGCAGACGGAATGTCAATTATGAAACGGACGGCAAACAATGCGGCATTCTATTATTTTGATGATAAAGAAATGGTAAATCAATTAGCACAGGCGGCAGAGGTTAGATTAGAAGTACATTTCTATGGATTCACTAAAGAGATCAAGCTAACAAGTGATCAATTAAACGAATGGAAATCAGCAATAAACAAGTAAGAGGGGGAATAAAATCTTCCTCTTTTTCTTTTGTAAAATAATATAATTATTTGCAATAAAAAGCTTTACATTAATATAGCAGAGAGTTATAATAGAGACATAGAAAGAGTGGTTCAAATAGAACACAAAAGGGAGCGATTGAAATGCAAAAAGGAATAACAGTATGTTTGAATCATGGTTGCAAGGTGAAACACAGATGCAGGTTATACCATAATTGTACATGTAGCAAGTTGCCAATAGGTCAGTCTTGGGCAGTATTTTACCCTGAAAATTCTATCGAAGTAAGTGAAAATAAAAATTTATGTTGCCCTGAATTGACAGAGGATGAAGTTAGAATAATCATTGATAACCCTATTCATATTTGACATTGTTAGAACTCATTCGGTGAGTGGGTTCTATAGAGTTCCAAAATAAATTAAAAAGGAATGATTGAAATGTGGATGAAGTCAAAAAGTGGAATGTGGCATAAAGTAGGAAATGATAAACCATTTATCAATGGGGAATCAAGAATTATACCATGCTGTCAATCTTACAATTTAGATAGATTAAATGAATTACAAGGTGAACCAGTTGAAAATCCAACGTCAGGAAATATATGCAAAAAGTGTTTATCTCATTCATGATTTGACATTGCAAAAGTCCATTCGATTGAGTGGGCTTCATGGAGTGCCAAAATAAAATTTAAAGGGGATAATGAAAATGAAAATATTTAAAGAAGATAAAGAAAGCGGAATGTCTTGCGGTATAAATAATGATGGAGAATTATTTTGCGGTGATGATAAAAGCGGATATAATTTGCCTAATACGCCGGAAAATAGATCAAAGGTAATAAGTGATTTTTATTATTACACAGATAAATCAGTCCATTGCTAAATATTTGACATTGTTAGAGTTTATCAAGTTGATAGGCTCTATAGAGTGCCAAAACTCTACAAAAAGCAAGGGAGACGATAAGCATGAAAGTTATAACCATTATGAATCTAAAAGGCGGCGTGGGGAAAAGTATCACTTCGATTAATGTTTCTCATATTCTAGCAACAATGTTCCATAAAAAAGTATTAATCATTGATAATGACAAGCAGGGCAACACAAGCAAGTTTTTTGGATTGTATGATCAGGAAAATCCAAGTATTTCAGATGTTCTTTTGAAAAGTAAATCAATTGAAAATGTTATTCAGCATACGAAATATGAAGGGCTAGACGTATTACCTTCTAATATGAAATTGTTTGAAACAAATAACATGCTTGCGGCAAAAATGAGCATTGGAACAGCCAAGATATTGCAAAGAGCATTAGCAAGCGTTAATGATTATGATTATTGTATTATTGATAACCCGCCGGACATAAACGCAAGCGTTACAAATGTTCTAAGTGCATCAGATGAAATCATTGTACCTGTCGTAGTGGATCAGTTCAGCTTTGACGGATTCGATCAATTAAAGGGGATTATAGAAGAAGTGAAGGAAATAAATCCTAAATTGTCGTTTAAAGGGTGCTTGATAACTCGTTACAATAAAACAGAAAATGAAATTATAAGCGATCAAAACATCAAAGATTACAAGATTTTTAATACAAGGATTCGCTATTCTGCAAAAGTAGCAGGTAGCACATTTGTACAACGTCCACTTATTAATTATTCACGCCGGAGCGGTGCAACAATGGATTATATTACATTTACAAAAGAGTATTTCAATCTATAGGAGGTAATGACAATGGGTTTATTAAATAGTTTCATCAAAAAAGATGATTTAGTTGAAAAAGGTGTTATGAAACAGATCAGTGTTTATGAATTAGTCCCACATGAAGATAATTTTTATACACTAAGCGACATTGAAAGTTTAGAGGATGCAATTGAAATCAGGGGCGGCGTAAAAGAAAATCTGATTGTTACGCCGTTAGAAGGGGGTGGATATAAAGTAATTTCAGGGCATAGACGGCGGCAGGCAATGATGAATCTAATTAGCAGGGGTGTTGATATAGACGATCATGTTCCTTGTCAGGTAGAGACATTCAGGAGTAGATCAGAGGAACAGATTGCTATTATCATTGCCAATATGGGAACAAGAAAATTATCTGAATGGGAAAAGATCGAGCAGTACAAGCGATTGAAAGAGCCGCTTATTGAGTATTGCAAAGAAAATAAAGTACCCGGAAGATTGCGGGATTTTGTTTCAAAGACAATAGGCGTTTCGTCTGCGAAGATTGCTAAGATGGATAACATCGAAAATAATCTAATTCCTGAATTAAAAGAAGAAATGAAAAAAGACAATTTAAAGTTTTCAACAGCGGCAGAGTTGGCAAGCTTAGAACCAGAAGAGCAAACCAAGGTAATGCAGGATAACAAAGGCAAGGAAGTTTCATTCAAGGCCGTGCAGGAAGTAAAAAGAGAGATCAAGACAAAGGATAAACCCAATGTCAGTGTTATGATGAAAATATTTAACATTTCAAAAGAAGATGTGGCGGCTATTGAAACAGCATTAGGCAATAAAAATATAGAATATGAAATGGGGTATCTTTACGGAAAAGTTAATAAGAAAGACTGATAAAGAAATTAGTGAATGCGCAAAATCACAATCGGATTATCAGAATAAAAATGGTTATCCTGATTTCGCACCTCATAGCGGAATTTGTTGGAATTGCAATAAAAATATTTATCAGAATGTAGGATATAAAGACAATCCAGATGCGCCATATTCAAGAGGAACAGAATGTAATATTGATGGTGAAATGGTTGACCGTGTATATGGTATTTCGCTTGAAAGAGCAAGCACAGAATTAATTACAGGTTGTCCACATTGTAATAGAAGTTATTGCGATTAGAAAATAAATGGAGGTAATAAATAATGAATGATGTAAATTTAATTGGTCATCTTACAAGGGATACAGAGTGTAGATATACGCAGGAAGGAACCTGCGTTTTGAATTTTAATCTAGCAGTAAATAAGTTTGTAAAAGGTGAAAAGAAAGCTGATTTCGTTCCTTGCGTAGCATTCGGAAAAACCGCAGAAGCAATGGGAAATTATGCATCACAAAAAGGGTCACATATTGCTGTAGGCGGTCGAATCAATACAAGGACATATGATGATAAGGACGGCAAGAAAGTATACGTTGTGGAAGTCATGGTAAACAATGTTGAGTTTCTAGGTTCAAAATCGCAAACAGCGGCAACACCTGCCGGAAATGATTCAGGTGCTACAAGTGGGGCTGATTCGTTTGGCAGTCAGGTATTCCCTGACGATGAAATTCCTTGGTAATATTATGGATAAAATTTGTAGAAAATGTGGTAAAACGCTTCCAATAAGTGAATTTTATAAACATAGTCAAATGGCTGATGGTCATTTAAATCAATGCAAAGAATGCACAAAGAAAAGAGTAATGATACACAGAAATAACAACATAGATCAAATAAGAAAATATGATAGGATTAGAGGTAAAACAGAAAAAAGAAGAACAAATTCACGAAGGATAACTAAGTCAAGAAGAAAAAAAGTAAAAGGTTATCAATTCAATAAAATATTGTACATTGTAAAGGCGGCGTAAATATGAAAGCAAGAAACATAGTAAGCAGAGGTAGAAAGTATATCTTATTGGATTTAAACGCAAAAAAAGATGAACAGTTTGTTTATTCAAACAGGGCAACCGATCAAGATATGTTAGTTGGAATGTCAGCGTTGATTTCGGGATTGGCTATTAATGCAGAAGCAAAAGGGATAATGACCGCAGAGATTGCGATTGATAAGCTGATTAGCGATTTAAGAGTTAAATCCTCAGATGTTGTGAAAAATATTAAAAAGGCGGCGGAAAAATGAACGAATCATTATTAGAATTGACAACAAGAGCAGGAAGAAAATACACATATGCGTTAAAATTAAATGTGGCGTTGGCAGTAGCGAAAGCCCATGGAAATGGTGGTATTTTCTTCACAAAATCTGGTGATGGTCAAACATTTTCAATTGATTTAAAAAATGTGATCAGCATAGAAATTACAGAAGTTGGCACATCAGAGCCAAAAGCGAAAAATATAGAACACCATAATTGTGGATGCGGTCGTACAGTAAATATGAGCATTCCCGAAGTAGATGCAGACGTATTTAAAAATATTACAAATTCAATGAGCAAACATATTATTCAAGAGCATAAGTCAGAATTTAGCAGATTTTTGCAAGGTAAAACAGCTACAGATCACAGTGAAGGTCTTTTATTGCCGCCTAATGTAAGCAAAGAAAATGTTAAATCAAACATAGAAACTGATTTAGTTCCTGATTACAGTATAAAAAACAATGAAACAACAGTTCAGCGCGATTTAAACAAAGTATTATACAAAATTGATTGTGGATGCGGCGCAACATATTTTGCTAGATTATTCGCAGATACAAACTTTTGTGCTTGCAGGGAATGCGGCGAACGTGTTTTTGTAGATCGTTTTGCACCGCAGTCATTCGGAGATAATAAAGAACCTGCAACATTGATCACAAATAAATATTATGTAACACGCGCAGATTCAAAGCCTAGTAGAGAAATAGTTTAAAGATAAAAAGTATTTTCATTGCCTAAATTATTGCTGAGAGTTATAATAAAATTATAAAGTTATTGCAATGAGCAAGGAAGCCGTAACGGGTTTCCTTGTTTCTGTATATGGGGGATAAAATGAATAAATCAATAAGCGTGAGCGACAACAAAAGTAAGATGAAAAATAAAACCTGTTTAATAGATGGTCATAAGTTTGATTCAGTGATGGAGGGTAAATATTATTGCTATCTTAAAAGGGAAATAGAATCCGGCAAGATATTAGAGATCAAGCTACAGCCTAAGATTGAATTACAAGCGGCTTTTGATAAGAACGGCGAACATCATAAACCAATTATGTATTATGCTGATTTTTGGGTTAAGTATGCAGATGGTAGCGAGGTATATATTGACACAAAAGGAATGTTGACAGATGTCTTCTCAATAAAAAGAAAGCTATTTGCATTTCGATATGATACGCCGCTAGTAGTCATCACAGCATCGGAAAAGTATAGTTCAACAGGATGGATTGAAACAGATAAATTAATAAAGATTAGGTTAGAAAATAAAAAATTAAAGAAGGTAGTTGCGAAATGATTAAAAATTGTGATACGTGTCAAAAAAATAGCATGGTTAGGGGATGCAGTGAATGCAATGATTTTGATAGGTGGGTTGGTAATGAAGATGAAGAAAATGAAAACAAGGCATTACAAGTAATAGAAGACATTGTTCATGTAATATGGATAACTATTTCAGGCGGCTTTCTATTTGGATTATTTATTCGTGTAGCGTGGGAATTTTTCTTATTGTTGGGAGCGGTTAAAGAATGCTTAAAATAAAAGTTAAAATACAAATGCCGGATGGAGATATTAAAAAATTTGAAATCGAAAATGTAATAAAATACGAAGTGGATGAATTAGGAATTATGGTTAGTACAGGGATCATGAGAAATCCAAAAATATGGGGTTATCCTCCATTACCAAATACCATTCAATTACAAGGGAATATAATTTCAATAAAAAAAGTAATAAAGACAGCAGAAAAGCCAAAAATAGATATAAGCAAGTTAAAACCATGTAAGAAGTATCTAGGCAATACATTTGAACAGCAGACAATCAAGCTTGTAGAAGAGGTTTCGGAAGTCATTGAAGCAAATGCACGCAAGAACAAAGAACACGCTTTAGAGGAAGTTGTAGACGTTATACAGGCGGGTTTAACATATCTACAGATATACAAAGACAAAGGCTATGATGTAAATGGTGCAATAGATCGAGTTATTGCTAAAAATAATAAAAAAGATCGTAAATATTATGATAAGGGCGGCAAAAACAATGAGAAATAAAGATGATTGTCAGTGCCTAGATTGCGCTGAATCAAAAAAAATAAACGAACCACCAAAAACAAGAAGTTGCACGATTATGTTTTGCGTAACACAGCATTGTAATTCATGCAGACACAGAATGTTACATTGTAGGTATTATGAATCGGAAGAAGCGGCAGAGCGCAGGAAGAAAAAAGAACAAGATAGTAAAAAGGGGCATAAACGATGAATGCAATTGAATATACGGAAAACGAATTAAAAGCCTACAACGCCATGTACAGGGCGATAAAACACGCAGAGTATAAGATTGCTCTATTGATGGATAAGACCGCACCAAAGGAAATTAAAGCATCATGCATGGATGCTACAGGCATAAGGGGTGGCAATAAAGCAGGGAATACACTTGATGATATGTTAGAGCTGAATTATTGGAAAGGTATCATTGACGATAATCAAGCGGCGTTAGACCGGATAAACAACGTATTGGAAGAGATCGGGAAAGAAACGAAAATGCCAGTTCAGGAAGTTTTAAGCAGGTTATACATAAAAAACGAAAGTAAAAAGGAAATCGCACAAGATTTAGCATGCAGTGAAGTGTACGTTTATAAGATCAGAGAAGCAGGTTTAAGGCTCTTAACAATTTCAATGATCGGCATTAAAGCGGTAAATATTATTTAAAGATTAGACCACAATTTCGTGGTCTTTTTTTATTGCTAATAATAATAAAAAGCTTTACATATTTATAGCAGAGAGTTATAATAAGATATAGAAAAGGTTCTATTAGAACACAAAGGAGCGAAAAACATGAAACATTATGATTTGGCTGAATCAGATGAAGGCGGTTTTGATTTGAACGCTCATTATGGATACAAATTCACAGAATCGGATTCTCATTATTTATGGTGTGAAGATCAAGATGATGTAGATGAAAACGATAAAACAGTAAAATGCAATTGTTTCGAATGCAAAGAGTTTAATATCAAAAGTAAAATGGTAAACGATGCAATACAAAAGGGAATAACCGGAGAATTTAAAGTATCTAATGATTATAAATGGACACCTACAATAAATGGTGTTTTGCTTCAACCATTAAGTATTCATAGATAAGTGAAAAATTGACATTGCAAAAGTCCATTCTATCGAGTGGGCTTCATGGAGTGCCAAACCATTCCACCAAAAAATAAATATAGGGAGACGATAACATGGAAAACAAAGAAATGAGCAGATTCGAGGCAATGGAAATCGTTAAGGATAGTACAAGCAAGTACATTTTAGTAAGCGTTGGCGGTAAACGTCCGCAGTTGATCAGTCAGAATACAAATTTGCCTGATTTGCTAATGTGTACAGTGCGGATGGTTAAGAATTTCGGCAAATTGGTATGCGATAGTGCAGGCACAAAGTTTAATGCAACGGAAATTTTGAAGATTTCAGCAATATTAGGCAATGATGCAATGATATATAACAAAATGATAAATGATTTATGGGTATATTCAAAAAATCCAAGTGGTTTAGATATTGTTTCGAATCCAACAAGCCAATATATATTATGGAATATCATGAAAGAAGGAAATCAAGGTATAATTTATAATGCAGAACAGGAAGTAATAATGCGGGTAACATTGCTTATGATGATAGAATTGGCAAAGGGTAGCGATAGTGCCGAAAGTTTAAGTAAAGAATCAATGCAACAGTCTGCATTTTCATTAGCAATGTGCGTTATTAAAAGCCTAGAAAGAGAAGGTACGGTAAATGAAAAAAAATGATTTAGGTGTTTTCATGGTAGTTGAATTAGCTACGCATGAAAGATTAGTAGTCGCAATAAATTCTATATCTGGAATTAATTTTTCTATATTGCTAGATGAATATGACCATGATTTGCGGCATGAAACCGACAAAGCATTAGATATTATAGCAGTATTACGTCCTGAAAGTGGTTCTTTATCGGATATGCTAGTTACTGATAATTACCTTTGGAAACGGGAACCTCCTGTTGATTGGGCAGTAGATACAAAAATTCTTGTATGGGATAACGACAGTCGCGGCGCAAAGAAAACTAGAAAACATTTTTCTCATTTTAAAAATGGCATGTATTTTGCGTTTGATAGTGGTAAAACATCATTTACAGGAAGTTCTGACGATGCAATACCTTGGAGATATGCAGAAATATACAAGGAAGGTGCAGACGTATGAAAGCTATAACAATTTTAGAGCCGTGGGCGAGTTTAATCGCTTGCGGCGCGAAACGTTACGAAACGAGAGGCTGGCCTACAAAGTATCGGGGGGAAATCGCGATTCATGCGGCTAAACAGTTTGGACAACAACAAAAAGGATTGATCGATAAAGAGCCGTTTCACAGTTCACTTTTTAAAGTATTAGATGAATACAGTTGCAACACTTTTTTAGGTCGAGTAAGCAATGGGGAAACCTTTGGAAAGGTCATTGCAATTGCTGATTTAGTGGATTGCTATTACATCGTTTATCATCCTGGTACTAATATTGATATTGCGAAGAATATTAATATAGGTGCAGAATCCATGGCAAATGACAAGCATCATCCTGATTTCGGAAAGTATATTGTTCCATCCTCTCAAGAAATTGCTTTTGGAGATTGGACACCTAGGCGGTATGCATGGGCATTAGAAAATGTTCAGCGCATTGCGCCAGTTCCAGCGAGAGGTCAACAAAGAATATGGAATTGGGACGGTATGGAATAATGGAGCGCAAAATAATTGAATTAGGAATACACGGCATACATGGTATAGGAACATATAGGGTCGGTGCTAAAGAATATTTTTCACAGAAAACAATCGCTGAAATAAGACCTCTTGCATCAGGCAAAGGCTATGAATTGATTGATGATGCAGGAAAACCAATTTGCTTTTGGGAAAATGAAAAGTTTTCGGTTATCTATAATAAAGATAAATATGATTATCCATTAGCCATTTGCAAATATTGTGCATGTACAGAATATGGTGATGAACCATTACATCAAGGGTATCCAAATTCATCATGTGAGGGCGGCGGGTGTGAACTTGCGAAAGATGCATATGAAGAGGAAACAGGGAAGAAATGGGATGGCGAATAGTGGATTGTGAAATAGTTATTGTTTCTCATAACATGGAAACATACAAAATGTTCATGTGTGAAATCGAGCTAGAAAGTGAAGCTGATTTGCGCTATTACAAATTTGTATCAACGATTGAAAAGATTCGTGGAGTTGATAGGCAAAGTCTTGTCATTGTATTAAACAGATCACAGATTGATGAAAATTTATTGAGAGAGATTCAGGACAGATTTTATAATATAGAGTATAGGAGCGTTTAAAGTGGACATAGTTGAAATTCTTCTAAAAATACAGAATGAATACAAAAACGGAGCAATGGCATATAAAAGTGTTTTCGGTGTAGATCATAAATCAGCATTGGACAAAGCCGAAGCTATTGAAAAGGCAATTAAAGCTTTAGAAGATCAGCCTAAATATGAAGCGGCTTTAAAAATGATGGCTAGGGATGATATGGGTCATCCCTGCCGCAATTGCATGTATGAGGTTAAAGGGGAAACATGCTGGAAAGATATTCCTAATGATTGCATAGAGGGAACAATTTTGTATTACAAGAATGAAGCCGGATTGGAAGTTGATTAATATGTATAGTACAACATGGGTTATTAGTTCATTTGTTATAGGGCTATTAATTGGTGGAACATGTGGAATAACGATGATGGCAATGTGTGTTGCGGCGAAAGGGGAAAATGTAAAATGACAAACATGCAAAGATTAGTTGAACAGCTAGAACATTGCACATCAGAAGAGTTTTACGAAACAATTGACAATATAATTAATGGGTGCGGATATTGTTGTCAAAAGCCACCATGCGCTATTGACGATAAGAATTGCAAAGATCAATTCGTAATATGGGGAGAACAGCAAGCAGATGAACAATAGAAAGGAGCAATTTGCGTGGGAATAGGAACAATATCAGATAAAGAAGCAATGGAGTTTTTCGCTTCACATGTATTCATATCCAGTGATTTTGGTAAAATCTTAGCTGACGTTAACATAGAGGTCGGGAAACAACAAAAAAATCCTCTTGATAAAGCTTATGGAATATTAGCTATTGGAAGAACAAGAGAAGAATTAATAAAACAGGTTGCTACTCTTCTTCTAAAAATTAGCAAGATGGATGAAGAAACAGGCAGTATAAAAAAAGTATAGTAAAAACGCTTAAATGTGTAGTATAATTGTGTTAGTAAAAATAGATTTAAGCAATATCGAAAGCGGCAGAATTATTGCTATCGGTATTGCTTTTTCTTATAGGAGGACAAACATGTGGTGCTATCCATTAACAAAGCATAAAAACAAACGAACAAAAAACCCGAAAAAGATAAAAGCATTGCAAGAGTCTATTTTTGATAGAGATAATGATCGTTGCATCCTATGCCATAGATGGGTAAGCAGAGAAGAAAAGTTCCACCATCAAAGATTTGGACCATATAAACAAGATAGAATCGAATGTGGTGCGGTTTTATGCTATCAATGCCATCAAGATTTGCATTTCGGAAATAACAGCAAGCAATTACAAAATGAAGTTGAATTATATTTAGCAGGTTTATATCCTGCGTTTTGGGAGAGAGAATATAATGTATACGTCTAATTATGATACATGCGGCAAGATGGACAATGCGATTGCAATTAGTTCAGAATATCCGCAATGGTTCACAGGTAAAGTGTGCAGAGATTTAGTGCCGGATATAAGAATTTCAGGATTAAGACCTACACAGTTTATCAAGGCATACATGAAACAGTTAGATAAATTAAATCCTGATAAGATCATAACGATTCTAGGTAAGGATTCAATAGTATTAACAAATGAAGATAAAGGCGCATTTTCAAGCCGGAGAGTATTTGCTAATTGGCTTGAAGCAAGAACAGGAATGAAAGTTCTTGAATGGGAAGGTATAACGGCAGAAATAAAAGTTGTCAGGGTCGAAAAGAAAACGGTCGATAAAATACAAGATTATAGTTTATTCTAGGGGGAATCAAAGTGGAAAGTTTACCAGATAATTATGTATATGAGGGAACAGTCGAATTTCTAGCAGATGGTATTCCGGTATATTGTTCACATTCTGAAATCGTGAATATTGAAAGTGTAGTACCACAGCCAAAGAATCCTAATAAGCATAATGACAAACAGATTGAATTATTAGCAAAGATCATAAAGGCGCAGGGGTGGCGAAATCCGATTGTTGTATCTAATAGATCGGGATTTGTTGTAAAGGGTCATGGCCGATTAATGGCGGCACAGAAATTAGGAGTTAGTCAAGTTCCAATAGATCGTCAAGATTATGCAAGCGAAGCCGAAGAATACGCGGATTTATTAGCAGATAACAAAATAGCGGAATTATCGAAGAATGATAAGGGTTCGTTAAAAGATTTATTGGCAGAGGTAGACACAGGAATAATTGATATCGAGCTAACAGGTTTTACAGAGGACGAAATAGAAAAGATGATGACGGAAAACGCGGACATAATCGACAAGCCGGAAATTGAGTTAACGCCTGAATTATTCGAGGAGCATAATATATTAGTTTTGTATTTTGATAATTCGGTTGATTGGAACGCGGCTATAGAAACATTCGGCTTAAAGATAGTAACGGATTCAACAGGCATGCGCATAAAAGATGAAAAGACAGGCAAGACGAGCAGAAAAAGCATAGGGCGTGTTGTTCGGGGTGCTGACATAGTAAAGTTGGTTAATAGCAAGTCATGATTATATTAGTACCATCATATAAGCGCGCAGGGGAAGTCCTTACAAGGCGTTGGCTACACGATGCAGTATTATGTGTGCATGAGTTTGAATACATGGAATACAGGGATAAGGAGGGCGGCGAGATTGTCACGATGCCTGATAACATACGTGGTAATATGGCAAGAATAAGAAATTGGATGTTAGACTATGGATTCAGTAAAGATGATCATGTGGTCATGATGGATGATGACATAGTAAAAGTAGGATACAGGGAAAATGGAAGTCCTATTTCAGTAGATGAAGATTATTTTATGGATTTCTTAAAAATGGGATTTGAAATAGCGAGTGGTGCGGGTTCTAAGTTATGGGGCGTAAACGTAAACGAAGCTAATTTATTCTATTACGAATGGTTGCCTATATCGGTAAATGTTCCGGTATTAGGAACGCTATGTTGCCATATAAAAAATGATTTGAGATATGATGAAAGTTTAAGTCTGAATGAAGATTATGATTTCTTTTTACAACATTGTTTCAAGTATCGTAAAGTATTGAGGTTTGATAAATGGCATTACATTGCAAAACATTTAGATATGGCGGGCGGGTGTGCGGCTTATAGAACAATTGACGAAGAAAAATATCAGTCAGAGATTATGATTCATAAGTGGGGAAACAACATAGTGAAATATGATTTCAAGAAAAGTACGAATCCTACGTTGAAAGTTCCATTTTAAATAAGGGAGTGAATATACAATGAGACACAAACGAAAGCGGAAAGAATATGGTAAAAGTCCGCTTGAAACAATTACGCCTGAATTATTTGCAATGGTTCATACTAGCGGTGAAATTATCATTCCTAAACATATGTATGAAGAATTACAAAAACATAAATGGGAAAAAGATATTGTTATTAAAAGTGATAGTAAAGAATCAGACAAAGAAATATTAAAAGGTGCAATGGAACAAATGAAGCGGCGGCAAACAGCAAAGAATTTGCTTATATTCACGTTTGTTATATTTGTAATAGCAATGTGGACAGCGTGTTTTTTATTAATAAAATTAAGATAAGGTAAGGGGTAATATATAAATGCTTATGATTATAGCTACAGTATTTTTTATTGTGATTAGTTTGCACAAGTTCGGTCAGCCGTTATGTAGGGATGCAACAATAGATTCATTAAGGTATCAGATGTTAAAAAGGGAAACTGGATTCTGGACATATACCGGAAATATAAGTATTGAGGAAGAAATAGGCAAAGGATTAGATATGAAAACAGTTTTATATGTATTATTTAGCTTATTTGTTATGATATCTAATTATATTTATATGTTTTTTGCATTGGATATAATATTTTACCCAACGATTATATTATTTTCTTTATCGGTGATTAGATATTTATATGCAAAATATCAATCATATAAGCAAGGGGAATTAGAGTATGTTCAAAAAATATATTGGGAATTAGTAGAACGGAAATACATTCCAAAAGTAATTTTTTCTAATATAATAGGTCTTGTCTATTTTGGTTACATCCTGTATTTACTGGTGTTTATCTAAAATATACGGTAATGAAACATACGTTCTATATTAAGAGTAAAGGGCAGTCAAAGCGGCTGTCCTTTTGTTATTGGGGGAAAGGGAAATGGAAGAAGATGGAAAAGCATTCAAGAAGCCTAAGACGAATGGAAGACCAACAAAGCTAACACAGGAGTTACAGGACAAAGTTTGTAAGTTAGTTGCGGCAGGTAATTATATAGAAACAGCGGCGGCTTTTGTTGGCGTAAGTAAGACCAGTTTGTATGATTGGATGAAAAAAGGGAATGAACAAAAGAAAGGTATCCATAGAAACTTTCTGAACGCAATAGAAAAATCCCTTGCAGAATCAGAGATCAGAGACAATATGACAATAGGGAGGGCGGCAGATGCAGGGGCTTGGCAAGCGGCGGCATGGAGACAAGAAAGAAAGAATGCACAGCATTGGGGTAGACAAGAAAGGGTCGATATGAACCACAGTGGAAGTATTGGCGTTAAGATCGTTGACGATATTCCACAGGATACAGAATCAGAAGATGATTAGCCTTAAAAAGTTAATTGCGCCGTCTTTCTATGGTGTCCACAATGCAATCAAGAATAATAAGTATAGTCATTTCTGGCTTGCAGGTGGACGTGGTTCAACGAAGTCATCATTCATAAGTGTTGAAATTATATTGGGAATGATGAAAGACCCAGAAGCAAATTGTGTTGCAATGCGTAAGATTCGAGATACATGCAAAGATTCAATATATGCACAGTTCTTGTGGGCTATTGATGCATTAGGCGTGAGTGAGTTTTGGAAAGCAACAGTATCACCAATGGAATTGACATACACGCCAACAGGACAAAAGATCATATTTCGTGGATTAGATACGCCATTGAAATTAAAGTCTATCAAGTTTAGCAAAGGATATGCAAAGTTTGTATGGTATGAAGAACTTGCAGAGTTTGCCGGAATGGAAGAAATAAGAAGCGTAAATCAATCGTTAATGCGTGGCGGTGAAACGTTTGTGGCCTTCTATTCTTATAATCCACCGCGAAATAAATCAGCATGGGTTAATTCCGAAAAAATGATAAAGCGGCCTGATAGGTTAGTACATGAAAGCACTTATTTAACCGTTCCAAGGGATTGGCTAGGTAAGGTCTTTTTGTTTGAAGCCGAACAATTATCCAAGACAAACGAAAAAGCTTATCAGCATGAATATTTAGGGATACCAGTCGGCATTGGCGGCGAGATATTCCAGAATATAACGATCAGAACAATATCAGATGTTGAAATAGAATCATTCGACCGGATAAGACGAGGAATAGATTTCGGTTATTCAATTGATCCTGTTCATTACATGGAATGTCATTTTGACAGAAAGAATAAACGATTATTCATATTCTTTGAAATACACAAGGTTGGCATGAGCAACAGAAAACTTGCAAGGGAGATAAAAGTCCAAAATCCAGATAACTATGAAATCATTGCAGATAGTGCAGAAGGTAAGTCAATTGCACAATTGAATGACGAATATCAGATGAATGTCTTGCCGTGTAAGAAGGGTAAAGATTCGGTTGATTTCGGTGTTAAGTTCTTGCAAGATTTAACAGAGATTATCATTGATGACGATAGATGTCAAAACACAGCAAGAGAGTTCTTGAATTATGAGTATGACAAAGATAGAGAGGGAAATTGGAAAGCGAAATTCCCTGATAAGAACAATCATTCAATCGATACATCGCGTTATGCTATCAATGACGAAATGAGATATGATACAGGCGCAATTGATGGCGAATTGATTGACGGTATAGACGATGATTTTTTAAATGAAAGTGAGTGGAACATGTGAACAATAATATAAATGGTATTGTAAATACAAACGGATTAGATTTGATGGATGGTATGGCACAGGAAGATATACCAGAGGTTGATCCGCTTATTGAGGTAGGTAATACCGGATTAAGCCGCGTTAGTGGTTGGGTAGAAGAGGAATGGCTACATGATCTAAGAGGACAGAATGGGATTAAGAAGTATAAGGAAATGCGGGACAATTGCAGTGTAGTAGGTGCAATGCTTTTTGCAATTAAGATGCTAGTACGTCAATCAAGATTCTACGTGCAAGCGGGCGGCGATACAGATGCAGACAAAGAAGCGGCTGACTTTTTAGATCAGTGCTTAATGAATGATATGGAGCAGACATTTCAGGAGTTGCTTTCCGATATTCTTAGCATGTTACCATTTGGTTGGGCTTATCATGAAATGGTATTTAAAAAGCGTATGGGCGAAACAGGAGACCCAAAAACAAACAGCCAATATAATGATGGCAAGATCGGTTTTCGTAAAATAAGCATCAGGGCGCAAGAAACATTTTGGAAGTGGGAATTTGACGATAAGAATAATCTGTTAGGAATGTGGCAGTTATCACCACCTACTTATCAATTGAATTTCATTCCATATGAAAAGTGTTTGCTATTCAGATATGATACAGAAAAGAACAATCCAGAAGGTCGATCAATATTGCGTAATGCATATGTTTCATACTACTACAAGAAAAAGATCATCCAGATCGAAGGTATCGGCATTGAGCGCGATTTAGCAGGCATACCATTTGCAACAGTACCTGCAAAGGTTATGAGCAAAAACGCCAGTGATGAAGAAAAGTCAACATTACGTTATGTTGCTAAGATGGTTAAACAAGTTCGTCAGGATAAGCGCGAAGGAATTGTATTCCCTGCCGCAAAGACAGCAGACGGTCAAGACACAGGATTCACATTTTCATTAATGACAACAGGCGGTAAACGTAATTTTGATACAAATGCAATCATCACGCGGCATGAACAGCGTATTGCTCAAACGGTAGCGGCTGATTTTATTTTCCTGGGATTAACGGGTGTCGGCAGTAATGCACTCAGTACAGATAAAACGGATTTATTCGGGTTAGCGATTGGCACAATATTAGATTCAATCGTGCAGGTATTCAACAAAAAGGCAATACCTATGTTATTCAAATTAAACGCATTCAGCGGATTGACAGCATTGCCAACGTTAGAGCATGACCCAATAGAACCTCCTGACCTTTTGAAATTGTCAACGTTTATGACTTCACTCACACAGTCGGGGGCAACATTATTCCCTAATGATCAATTATTGAATCATTTATTAGAATTAGCAGGGTTGCCACCTATTCCAGAAGAAACATTACAGGCAATGGCGGCAAGCAGACAACAGCAAACAGATATGGCACAAGCGCAGTTGGAAACGCAAAAGGCACAAGCACAGGCGATATTGCAAAATAAAGTCAATACGGATGATCAGAATAATGATAAAACAGCCACAAATCCTGCTAGTGAGCCGAATCCAGAGGACGTTAATAAAATGTACGGTAACGTAAAAAAAAACGATGATGACCTATTAGACAAGTTAAGAGAGAAAGGAAAACAAGCTCTTAATGTTGCATTGCAAGATTCGCTAGACGATTTATTAGATCAGGCGAAGGATATAGGCGTAACAGAAGAATTGATAAAGTTTGTTGAAGCCAATAACCTATTGTCTGATGCTGTAATGCAAGCATTGTCTGATTCGGTCGGTGATTATTACGGTGTTGGTTGGAATGGCGGCGCGGGTATGATTGGAACAGAAGCATATAAACAAGGCGTAGAGGTTAATATGGGGTCGCTAGATGCATCAAAACATATTGCTGATTACATGGAAGATCGTGGAGCTAAAGTATTGGCAGGCATGGAAGAAACAACAACTAATCTTGTTAGAAATTGCATATCAAACAGTTTAGCAAATGAAGAGGATTGGAATCAATTGTCAGAACGCTTGCAGACGAATTATGCATTCAGTGAAAATAGAGCAGAAACAGTGGCACGGACAGAATCGGCAGTCGGATATAATACAGGGTTTGCAAAGGTCGGTAATGAATCGAAATGTGTTAAATCATTATTGGTTACAGATTTAGCAGAATGCGGCTGTCAGGAATGCATTGATGCGAATGGTGAGAAGTCTTGTGATTGGCTGATAGACAATCCTATTGCTCACCCAAATTGTACGCGTGATGCTTCATATGTTTATGATTTTGGTTCGTTTAGAACAGTAGATGACGGGGAAGATTAATTCTTCCCATTTCTATTACGTAGAGTTATAATAAAGTTGAAAGGATGATTGATATGAGTAATTTACCTAAAATAGAAATAAGTACAGAAAAGGTTTTTGATGGTATTGATTGCACTGCCAGTTTTGGGCTATCTGTTAAAATTGATGGAAATAAAATAAAAGGTGTACAGTCGGCTGACATACATTTGGGCAAAGAAGAGTTCCCAACAGTTACAATTGAATTATGTGGCGAGGTTGATATTGACAAGATTAGGGGCATTCCTAACGTTAATATCATTGATCGGGTCGAGTTATGCAAAGGAGAAATATCAGATAAAAAGATTATTACATGTACAGGATTAACAGATCGTCAGTGGAGCGCAGAAAAGTTAAGCGGATTGGAGTAAATATGCAAATGAAGCATTATAAAAAATATCCAAGGCGTTCAATCATTGCGGCTATTAGTTCATTTATTATGTTTTTGATATTCGGTTTTATGGTTTATGGATTTATCAATTTATTTCTCATAGTTTATGGATTAGTAACAGCGGTGATATGCGCTATATTATTTTATCGAGACAATGAGTATTGGAATAATCGTGGATGGGAGCAAGAAAATAAATGATAAAACTAAAACGTTTATTTTGGATGGTGGTTATGATAGGCGGCATGATGCAGATAAGCCATTGTTTGTTTGGTCATACACCTATAAGATATAATTTTTTAGGAATTGTTATGATATTGTGGTCGCTAGATAATTTAAAGATCATTCAATTAAAAAATAAGTTGGAGGGTAAAGATAAATGACAATTAAAGATTTAGAAAAATGTTTTCATTATGCAAGTGTTAACGATATAAAATATATCGGGGTAAAAATTAAAATGCAGGGATTTCCAAAACCTGAAATAATCATAAACGAGAATGTTAATTTCGATAGTAAATTTTCATATTACAAGAAAGCGTATAACGATGATTTAGTATTAAAATCATTTAGCGGCATTCAAATTATTGGATGCGATTTTAGTAATTCGCCATCAGTTATATTAAAGAATTTGGAGAATTTGGAGGATTTAAATTAATGCCAAAAACGTCATTTATTAAAAAAAACGAAATGCAACGAATCGTATTAGGCGTTGTATATGCACCTGATGAAGTTGATTTACAGGGTGATTTCTCAGATGCGCCAACAATCGAAAAAGCGTGTCATGAGTTCAACAAAAGTATACAGTTCGGCGGCATAAATAAAAGCCTGAATGTAACAATCAAAAAGGCGATGGAGTTGCTTACAGGAGACACAGAGCAGGTCAGCATTGATGTTACGGATATTATGAATATTGTCCAAAAGGGAACGCAAGCAATGGGAGATCAGCACCAGTCATGGAATAGTGACGTAGGCGACATTATTGAATCCTATATTATGCCTTGCGATTGCACAATAAATGATATGACAATTAAAAAAGGAACTTGGATGATGGCGGTTCAATACGAACCACAATATTTCGAAAAGGTGTTAAACGGTGAACGTACAGGGTTCAGTATGGGCGGTATGGGCGTAAGAGTACCTAACGAATGACCATAATTATAGCTTACATCTATATTTAGTATAAAAAATGTATTGCTTTCTGATATAAAAAATGATATCCTTTAGGCAAGGTGTAAAAGCCCAATAGTTTTTTCATTTAAATAAATTCCTACAAATTTGATAGGTTACTGCTATTTCCTGTCAACAGTTCCACGTAATAGAAAAAAGATCAGGCATATTGTGTGCTTGGTCTTTTTTCTTTGTATAAAAATAAAGGGGGTGTAAAGGTGCCAAAGTTAATCAATCTTAAAGTCAATGAAGTAAGCACAGTTGATAAGGCGGCGAATGGTCAAAGTTTTGTTGTTATAAAAAATGCTGATAATGAAAACCCATTAATCAAAATGGTAAAACGTTTAGGCGAAGCTTTAAAGAATGGCAGTTTAAAAACTTCTGATGTTGAAAAGGCGTTAGATTTTAACACAGCATTAAGTGCAGATAATGCGCGGGATGCTATGTGGGACGGATTCAGTGCGTTTCAGGATTCTATCAGAAGTATTTCAGAAGATGAAACAGTCACAGACAAATTGAGCGCAACGACCGTTGCATTCATGCAATTCATGAGTTTCTTGCAATCAAACAGCGTTATCAAAGCCGGAAAGAAAATTTCTGGTGATCGTATTAACGCATTAAAAGACCTTCATTCGCAGTTGGGCGATTTTATAGCGGGCGCAAGTGATGAACAGCCGCAAGCAGGAGAGCCAGACGGTGATGAATGTACAGAATCGAAAGGAAGTGTGTCCAAAGTGGCAGATAAACCAAAAACTCCAGCGGGTCATCCCGAAGGTTGTATGTGTGATGCATGCAAAAGCGCAGTTGCTAAATCAGCGGAACCAGTTATTGATGTAGTAAAAAGCGCAGAATATGTAAGTCTTGAAAAGAGATATCAGGATTTAGAAGAAAAGTTTCAAAAACGTGATGAAGCAGACAAAGAAATTCAGATTAGAAAATCATTTGATGGTATTGGCGGGTTTGATGTTGAAGGTCTTATGCCTTTCTTGAAATCTATTCATGGCACAGAAGCTTTTACAAAATTTGTAGCATCAGAACAGGCAAAAGAAGAACAAATCAAAAAATCCGGCTTGTTTAATGAAATCGGTTCAGGTGGCGTGAGTGAATCGTCTGTTGAAAAACAGTTAGAAGCAAAAGCAGTTGAAATTCAAAAAAGCGATAAATGCACAAAAGAACAGGCATTTGCAAAAGCATGTGATCAGAATCCTGAATTGTATGTGCAACATCGTGACGAAATGAGAGGTGCTAAATAATGGCTTATGAAATTCCTTTACAACGAATCACTTTTCCGGCAGGTGCAGATTTAAGCACGGCACAGTATTTAGCGGGTGCAATGAGCGGCGTTAATATTGTTCAGGCAACAGCAGGGGCGGCAGGCGGTGTGGGTATTATCCAAGAACCTATGGCAAGTGGCAGACCTGTAAATGTAATGGTTGCGGGCGTATCTATGGCAGTATATGGCGGCACGGTAACAGGCGGCGCGGCATTGACAGCAGATGCAAACGGTAAATTAGTTGTTTCAACGTTGTCTACTGATGTAATTATTGGTACAGCATTAGAAGCAGGGTCGGCAAATGAAATTCATTCGGTTTTGTTAGGTGCAAGATTCAATTCTAACAATGTTGCTTATCAGACATTATCTATTCCTATTCAGCTTGCAGGCATTACAGGGGCAGGTACAGTTGCGGCAGTTACATCAGGATTTGCAGGGAAAATTGTTTCGGCACAGTTTGTAAGCACCGCAGTTGCTTCAACAGCTTCGAAGCTTGCCACATTGGGTCTATCCATTAATACTATCGCAGTAACAGGCGGCGTTATTTCGCTTACAACGGCGGCATTAACGGCGATGGGTGCATCAGTATCAGGTACAGCAATTACGGCAAATAACGCGTTTGGTGCTACAGATACAATTAAGCTGGTTGCATCGTCAGTAACGGCATTCAGTGAAGGTTCTGGATTCGTATTACTCACAATTTCGAAATAAAGGAAAGGCCGCAAATATAGCGGTCTTTTTTAATTCCCAAAAAAGAAAGGTAGTTGATATAAATGCCATCATTAGCGAGTCAGCATATTGATGCACCGTTGTCTAATATCAGCGTTGCATACATTCAAGGTCAGGACAGATTCATTGCAAGTAAAGTATTCCCTAATATTCCGGTTCAAAAACAGAGTGACCGTTATTTCAAATATAATAAAGGCGATTGGTTCCGTGATGAAGCACAAGTAAGAGCACCATCTACAGAATCAGCAGGCGGTGATTACACCATCGACAATACGCCATCTTATTTCTGCACTAAATATGCATTTCATAAGGACGTATCAGACGATGAAGTGGCAAACGCAGATACTCCATTAAGCCCCGAACGGGATGCAACACAGTTCTTAACAGAAAAACTTTTGTTGAGAAAAGAAGTTCTTTGGCAGAAAAATTATTTTGGCTCTGGTATTTGGGGTACAGATTTCACAGGCGTTTCGACAACTACGTCAGGAAATAATCTTTGTCAGTGGTCTGATTTTACGAATGGCGCACCAATCACCGATGTAAGAAAAGCAAAGCAAGTAATTGCAGGCGGCACAGGATTTGAAGCAAATACATTTGTTCTTGGTCGTAAAGTATTTGATAAATTATGTGATCATCCTTTGATTCTTGATCGTATTAAATACACTCAGCGCGGCGTTACAAATGAAGAAATTTTAGCTTCGTTATTTGGTGTTGATCAAGTTCTAGTTGCTAATGGCGTTGTTAATTCAGCGGCTAAAGGCGCAACGGATAGTTTAGATTTCTTATTCGGTAATTCTGCAATGCTTTGCTATGTAGAAAAGAATCCTGGTCTGCAAAAACCATCAGCAGGATACATGTTCTCTTGGGCGGGTCTTCTTGGTTCGTCTGCGTTCGGTAGCCGTATTAAAAATTTCCGTATAGAAGCATTAGAAGCACAGCGCATTGAAGGGGAAATGGCTTTTGATATGAAAGTTGTTGCAACCGATTTAGGCGTGTTCTTCAATGGCATTGTTGCATAGTGGCATACAAAGCATTACAGGCTTTTAATTCAGGCGGCAAAGAATATGGAGTTGGCGAAATTGTTCCTAATGTGGAAAATTCGCCTAATCTCCCTTATCTTATTAGTTGCAAATATCTAATCTATACCGAACCGGAGAAGAAAACGCAATTAAGAAAATTGATTACGAAGATCGAAGTAAAAACGGTCAGCGAAGTCAAAAAGCCTAAACCTGTTGAAAAGCCAATTAAAGCAAAGGGGTGATTGATTATGTCGTGGACATATGACAACCCAAGTGCAAGCATAAAGGATGAAATACGTTTTCTAATTGGCGATACAGATACAACAGATCAATTAGTCACCGATGAAGAAATTTCTTATTTATCCGCAAATCATCCAAATGTTGAAGAAGCCGCATACGAAGCATGCACGCGAATATGTGCAAAATTTGCTAGGCTGATGGATACAACGTCAGGTAAAACACAAATTTCATATTCTCAGCGGTATGATCATTACAAGTCATTGTCTGATGTTCTAAATGCAAAGTTTGCAGATACACCACAGGTTTATAGTGTGTCTATGGATTCGCCGGATACAATTAGTCTCGATAGGGATTTTGATTGTCACAGGAGTTCGTTTTGATATGGATGCATTATCATGTATGTATAACAGAAAAGCCGTTGTAAAGCGAAATGCGATTGATTCAACATCAGAAAGTGGAGAACCTACATTGTCAACTGAACCACCTATTATTTATTCAAGTGTTCCGTGCTACATCGAACCGGATGCGGGTAAATATTTTATGGCAGGAGCAGGGAAAACAGACCTCGATTATAAAGTGATGGTATGCAGTTTATATGATTCGGACGGAAACCTGCTTGACGTAAGAAAAGGTGATATTGTCGTAATTGACAATACAAATTATCAGGTAAGCGATACAAATCCTTTTTATCCTCCAAGTATTCCTCACAATGAAATCAATTTAACAGGCGGCGTTTTGTAATGGGCGGCAGTGTTGATGTTCGAGGTTTAGAATCGGTCATTTCAAATATGAAAGAGTTTAGCCAAAAACAAAAAGATCGATTGGATGAAGCTGGTAAGTTAGCGGTTGGTATTCTATATGAGGATGTAATGCAAAAGGTTCAGGTAGTTGATGAACATGATTTAAATGCATTAAGTCATTATTTTGCTTATGATGCAGGTAATGGCGAGGTTAAATACATTGGTGCATATAGTACAAAAATGGGACAAGATAGCGGACCTCATGCTGATGAATTTACGCATATTCAAGGCGGTCAATTATATGGGTCAGTCGAGCAGGTTTGTGAGCGTGAAGGTGACAAGTTAATCATTGCGGTTGGCGTTCGTGAGGACAAAGTTCCTTATATCAAGTATTTGATTGAGGGAACAAGTAAGATGCGACCGCGTGATTTCTTAGGTCATTCGTGGATAGAAAAAAAGGATGTTGTATTAGATATAATCAAGAATGCATTAACGGTTGGTGATTCTAATTCAGCAAGGGGCGGGGTTGTTAAGTAATGGATATTATAAAAGCAACAATAAGAAGTGTGCTTATAAACAATGCGCCGTTCCTTGCTATTGTTAGTGATCGGGTCTATCCAAAACATATTTCTAGTATAGCTAATCCAGCTTATCCATGTGTAACGCTTAGTTTCGAAAAGATCATGACAGAAAAAAATGAGTTTGAGGAAAGCGGTTATTATATTTGTGACGTATGGAGCAAAAAAGGTAATGATGAATTAACAGCGATTTACAATATAATAAAATCATTAATAAATAAAAAAAAGAATCTTGGCGGCGGTATTGTTCATTGCATTCAATATCATTGCGCTGATGATTTATATGAAAATGATACACAAACATATCATCTTTCAGCAAAGTATAAAGTAACAAGGTTAGACGTTACAAATTAAGGGGGTTGAAAAATGTCAGATAAAGCAACAGGGCAACAGTTTCTTTTTTCCGCAGGTAATTTATTTATGATTGATTCAAGCGGAACACCAAGAGAGGCAACGGTTATCCAAAGTGCAGAGGTTGATTTTGCTACATCAACAAAATCATTACAAGACACATACAAAGTAGCAAAATTAGTTGCATTGGCAGATTTAAAGATCAGCGGCAAGTTTTCGGCGGCTGAATGGAGTGCCGAAACTATGGCAATGGGTCTTGCCAATTGTGCTACCGTTACAAAAGGAACACAATACAAATTATCCAATGAAGAAACAGCAACATTGTCTAGTACGGTTCAAAGCTTTACGGCGGCAAATGCTAGTGGATTCAATCAAGATTTAGGCGTTGACGATGTTTCTAGTATATTCAAATTGATCAGCATGAATAAATTTAGTGATGCGACATTAGGGACAGTCGGAACAGTTACAGCAACGGGGGCGGCGGCAGGTGGTAGTATTGCCGCAGGTACTTATTATATCCGGTGCGCTTATATCACAAGCATTTTAGCAAACAAATTAACGCTTAATGTGCAAGCCCCAAATATGACGTTAGATGCTGATTATGGCGTAACAGCGGCAAGTGTGGCAGTTAATACAGGAGCATTGACAGGCAGTGCCAATATGATTACGGCGAATGTAGCGGCTAATTCTAGTGCGGGCGGTTATGCATGGTATGTAGGTAGTGCAAGTGGTTCAGAAACATTGCAGGAAGTTACATCAACAAATTCCATTTCGTTGTCTTCGTTAGTAAGCGGCGGCGATGAAGTTCCAACAGCAGATACAAGTGCAGTAGTTCCGGCAGGATATTACAAAGTAGTAAGCGGTGTATATTCATTCAATCCGGCAGAATGCGCGGCAGGTTTGACAATTAAACCTAAATATATGTACAAGACAACAAATGATGGCGGTCGTTTAATTTCGATCAACAATACTAAGCAGGGTCTTGCAACATATTACCAAATGTTTTTATCAGGAACATTAGTAAATCAGGCAGGTATTGCCGAACAAGCTAATATCTGGTTATTTGCTATAACATGTAATAAACTTGGAATCAGCATGAAGATCGGTGAGTTCAATTATCCTTCGTATGAATATCAAGCATTCAGTACAGCGGCAAACACAATCGGATATATGAGTTTAGGCGGCGCGGCTTAATCGCATAACATAAGCAAGATAGTAATAAATATCATAAGTTAATAAAAGCCCTGCTTAATCGCGGGGCTTATTTTTATATAAGGATGGATTAAAAATGGAAATTAAAGATTTTGAAAATATTGAGCCTAAATATAAGGGTATCGAAATAGATTTTGCAGGGGCTATATTGATCATGCCACCTTTGAGCGGTATTGCTTATGCTGAACATGATGCATTTGAAAAGATCGGAACCGTTGAAAAAACAGTTAAAGAAAAAGGTAATTTTGATAGTGAAGCTTATAAAATAATGGTCGAATTAGTTACATTAGCATTACAACGTAATTATCCTAAAATTACTGAAAAATTTGTGATGGAAAATATTACAGATGGATTTGCATTAATCATGTATGTTGATGACCTGATGGCACAGACTCCATACAATAAAAAACTCATGGAGCAGAACAGTGTAAAAAACGGTCTAGCGCAGGTAGCGATTCAAGCACAGAAGAAATAACAGATTGGGAATATATTCGGTGTATGCTATCTGCTGAATTAAATATTAGCAGTGAAAAATTTGATTGGGGTATGGAGATTGCACAGATCGGGTCAGCAATCCGTTATCATAACGATAATCCACCCGCAGGAAGGGTCATCATTGAGCTATGCAATAGTTTGTTCGGTGATGAAGATAAAACGCCTACAACGCAAAATAAGGAAGCTAGAGGGTATAGAAAAGAAAAGGTTATTGATGTAAATAAGAAGATAGAGAATGGAGAATACAACAATAGCATGGAAGATTTTATGTCGTTATTCGGTGCGGCGGGCGGCAGTGTTTAGTGAAAGTGTGGTGAGAATATGGCAGAGGATTTGGGAAAGTTTCAGATAGGCGCGGAAATTGATAGTTCTGGAATTGATAGCGGCATGAATGCATCAATCAGTTCATTAACATCAGCTACAGGAACGATGACGAGTATCATGCAGAATATGCAGTCAAGCATACAAACAAGTTCAAGCGGTGCAGGTGATGCAGTTAAAAGCAGTACAGATCAGATCAGCAGTGCGGCAGAAGAAACGGCAACAAAGACAGAAGCAAGTACAAGCAGAATATCATCAGCGTTTACAAGTTTAAAGGCGGCAGTTGGAGCGGTTAGCATTGGTATTGCCGCTTATTTGGGTTCTGCTACAAAGTCAGCATTAGATCATGAAAAGGCAATGATGGGGTTATCTCGTGTCACAGGTATGAGTATTCAGGATGCTAGTCAATGGAGCTTCGCGGCTAAAATGTCGGGCGTACAAACGGAATCATTTAGCACGGCGGTTATGTCATTATCCCGTGGAATGCTCATGGCTGAAAAGTCAATGGATACAGGCAGGGACAAATTTACAGAGTTTGGCGTTTCGGTAAAGGATACAAACGGGCATTTGTTACCTACAGGACAGATTCTTTCTAATATCGCTGAAAGATATAATTCATTAGCACCAGGCATGGCAAGAAGTCAATTTGCATTTGCAATGTTCAGGGGAGAAGCACAGGCAATGATACCTTTCTTACAAAAAGGTGCGGCGGGTATAGATGATTTGCGTAAAAAGGCAGAGCAATACGGCGCGGTTGTCCATGATACAAGTGCTTATATGACGTGGATTCAAGCACAACGGCAAATGTCGGCGGTCATGGATGGTTTCAAGATGGAAATAGGTAATGCAATGTTACCTGCATTAACAAGATTATCCACGTTGGTTAAAAATTTAGCAATGGCATTTAATCAGATCAGCCCTGAAACAAGAAATGTAATTATTCAAATGGCGGCATTAGGTGGCGCAGTCGGTATTCTGCTTGGCGGTATGGCGGCTTTGAAAATGGTATTAGTAGCAGTTGGATTTGAAAGATTCGCGGGAATCGTTGGAACATGTATTAATCCAGTCGGATTATTAACAGGTGCAGTCGGTGGGCTTATATCAGGATTGACAAGCGCAACGATGGCGGCTGTTTCATTCGCCACAAGCGGAACGGTTGTTTCTACAGCAACAGGCGTAATGACAGGGGCAGTTAATGGAGCAAAGGCGGCAATGTTAGGAATGCGGTTAACATTAGCAGAAGTTTCTATGTTATATCGCGCGGGCGGTGTTACAAGCGTATTGTCATATATGAGATCGTTAATATCTATGAATGGTATTGTCAGAATAGCAAGAGTAGGATTAATGGCTTTATATGGAACAGTCATTGCAGGGATTGCAGTCGTAGTCGCATTGGCCGGAGCATGGACAATGAATTTTGGTAGTATTCAAGAAGCTACAGCAGGAACATGTGATGGTATTATTTATGGCCTGAATAATTTTTCAGAAGGCGTAAGCCAAATGGCAAAGGGAATCGGTGAAATATTTGTAGCGCTAGCTAAAACAATTGGCAATGCAATTATGGGCGATTTTTCCGGTGCAATTGATTCAGCAAAAGGTCTAATGTCAGGATTAATTACAGGATATACAGGGCTTTGGCAATCCGCAAAAGGATTAGGACAGGCAGTTTACGGCGCGGCAAGTGATCCAGAAGGTGCAATGAAATTTGGTTCAGCGGCATTTGGTGCAGTAAAGAACGGTGTATCTAAATTAATGACACCTGATGCATATGATGGCAGTGGAACAGGCGCGCCAGAGGGTGGATATTTTGAACCTGATTTGTCGCCTGATAAAGAGAAAAAAGAGAAGAAAGAACCAAAAGAAAAGAAAGAAAAAGATACAGATGATAGTTTGTCAAAAGGTTATCAAAAAGCTAAAGACAAGTACGAAGAGGATGAAAAAACAGCTCAAGATAATGCAGAAATAAATGGAACGAAACGAACCATCCAAGAAAAGATTGCATTATATCAGGAAGATTTAAAGGCGGCAATCGAAACATCAAAAGATGGTCATGATTATAATATGGGTTATTTGCAGTTAGATATTACGGCACGTAAGCAAGCGGCAGATGAAAAAAGGAAGATTGACAAACAAGCTTCGGAATCTTATATATCGATGCTAAAAGATCAATTTGAAGCAGATGATCAACATTATGCAGATTTAGCACAAAACGGATTGATTAGTCAAGAACAGTTGTTAGAAGCAAAAAAAGCATCTTTAATCAAACAACAGGCATTACAAAAAACGGAATTGGAAGCAGAAGCGGCGGCGGCAGGAACAACATATCTTGCAATGGAACAGGCATATACAGCTTTTTCTAATGCTAAAACAGCAACGTTAAGGAAAGCAATTGCTGAATCTGTCGTTTTGGATGCTACCGACAAAGAAGCGGCAATCAAAGCATGGACTGATATTACCGCTCATATCACAAAAAGCGAAAAAGACATATTAGCAATTGACAAACAAGTTACAGACGAACGGTTAAAAAATGTAACTAAAGTTGTTGATTCGGTAAGCTCTAGCTTCGGTAAGATGACAACAGATTTAGTTACGCATGCTAAAGGTTGGAAAGATGCATTAATTTCATTTAAAACATCTATAACAAGCGTTTTAAATGGCATGGTTAGTGATTGGGTTTCGTCAAATGTAAAAAAATATATTAATTCAAAGTTATATCAAACAAAAGAATTAAAAGATAAGCAAACAATGAATGCAGAAGAAAAAGCGTTAAATAATGCAAATGCATCAAGTGCAAGTACATCAGCGGCCTCAGCAAGTACAGACGTTATTTCTAGTTTAGGAAGTATCATGAGTGAATTAATGATTGTATATTCAATCTGGTCATTGATTTTTGGTGGTAGTGATTCTTCATCGTCTACAACATATAGTCCTGCATCATCATATAGGCAAACAGGAGCGGTTTATTCCTCATTACCTTCATATGATGTAGGAACGTTGGATGTTGCAAAAGATCAAGTTGCCCAAATCCATCAGGGCGAAGCAATATTGCCTAAACCATTCGCAGAAGGTGCAAGGAGCTTTATTGCTAATGGTGGATTTAATCAAACAAATAGCAATTCAAACAGTAACAGTAATTCAAATGTTACGAAAATATCTGTATCTCCTAATTACAATATGTCTGCAATTGATGGCAAGGGATTAGGAAAAGTATTAAGCGATTCAAGTAAGGATTTAAATCAATCAGTATACAGAACACAACGAAGCAATAATTTACAAAATCAGAGCAGATGGGGGCGACCTTGATTGAGTGATGCAATATTTCCAAGTCTCAGCGGTCGAACGTTGGGAATAAAAAAGAAACCAAAATTTAATACAATCGTTCAAACCTCCATCACGAAGATTAAAAAAACAATCTGTTTAGCACCTTATCCAGTATGGACATTTACATTAGGGTATGCAGGTTTAAAAGATGAATCTTTAGCAACAGATGATTTGCAAGAGATTGTCGGTTTTTTTCTAAACAGATACGGTCAATATGATAGTTTTTTATATCTTGACGAAAAAGACAATACATGCGTAAATCAAGATTTTGGTGAAGGCGATGGAAGTACAACGAAATTTGTATTATGTCGTGCATGGGGAAGATTTATTGAACCTGTTAACATTGCATCAACACCTACGATTTATATTGATGGCGTGGCAACAACGGCGTTTTCTTGGATAACGAAAGGTATTATAACATTCGCAACCGCACCCGCAAACGGTGCGGTTTTGTCATGGTCAGGATTATTTTATTATCGGTGCAGATTCACGGCGGATGATTTGGAATATGAAGAGGTTTGCGACGCTGTTTGGTCAGCACCTACCGTCATATTTGAATCGGAGGTTGGTTCTTCATGATGGATTTAAGTACGGAATTGCTTGCTAGATTATGCAATGAAACACAATTATGTGTTATTGATTTATTGACAATTACGTTATGGGATAAAACAACAGTATTCCGATTTACAAATTTGCCTTATACATTTAAATGCGGCAATTATAATTATTTGCCTTTAGCTTTTGATATTGGTGGTTTGAAACAGGGCATTGGATTTGATGTTGATACGCGTGATGTAACAATTTATTATAATTCAGATGATGTTATTACGTTAAATAATGCAAGTACGACATTAGCAAAAGCAATAAGATCAGGTGCGTTTAGATGGGCTACAGTAGAACATTCACAAGTTTTTTTGATAAATTGGGCGTTTACATCTACAGAAACATATCGAATGGTTATCTGGAAAGGTAGATTTAAATTAGATAGTGCAAGCCGGAGTGTTGCCAGTATAAAGATCAAATCATTTACGGATATAATGTCAACAAAAACGCCGCCTAATATCTTTATTGCAGGTTGCATCAATGCCACATATTCAACAGCTTGTGGTATAAACGAGAGCGATTTTACATTGAATTATACATTGTCCAGTGGATGCACAAAAAATACGTTATATTTTCCATGCAGTAAAGCAACAAATTATTATACAGGCGGCTATATATATGTTTCAGGCGGCAGTAATTATGGAGCATATAGGACAATCAAATCATACACGCTCAATTCGTCTACAGGAATAGGAACGGCAGTTCTTCGAAAGAATCTAGCATCAGCACCAAATTCAGGCGATACAATTGCTACAACGGCAGGTTGTGATCATACAATCGCAACTTGTAAAGCAAGATTTAATAATTATTCAAATGCCAGAGCATTCCCATATATTCCAAATCCTTACACAAATGTTTAATAAAGGAGCGGTTCGTTTTGAACACATTAGAGAAAGAACAGCGTGAATCAGTAGTAAAAGAAGCTATTTCTTGGCTTGAAACCCCATATCAGCACGAAGGAAGGATTAAAGGGGCAGGCACAGATTGCGGCATGTTTTTAATTGAAGTTTTTGAACGGTGCGGATTGATGGAACATATTGATATCCCCCATTATCCACCCGATTGGCATTTGCATCGTGGAGATCAAAAATATCTTGGATGGGTCGAAAAGTATTGTCATAAAGTTGAAAATCGATCACCGTTACCAGGCGATTTAATTTTATATCAATGGGGTCGTTGTATATCGCATGGTTCAATTGTAATTGATTATCCAACGGTTATACATTCGTTTTTAAATTATCATATGGTTTGTTATAGCGACACAGAACAAGACCCGCTTAAAGACAGAATGCGGGCGGTGTATAGCTTTTGGTGAGGGGTTGATTAAATGGGTGGTAGTTCAAATATAACAACAGGAACTAAATATAGTGATCTAGACATAACATCATCGTCATTTAATGTCCCTTTAGCAATCGTTTTAGGTACACATAAAGTATCTGGAAATGTAATTGATTATATTGATTTTAAACGTGTTACAACAACAACAAGTTCAGGTAAAGGTGGTTCGGTAAAATCTACATCATACACATATTATGTTGCAGTCGCTACAGCTTTATGTGAGGGCGAAGTTGGAGGAATAGGCCGTTTATGGGATAGCGGCACAGCATATAAGAAAAATGCTATAAATTCAAATTATGGATTTGATGGAACAACTTTAGCGGCAATAAATTCGCTTTATTTTGATTCAGATGGTAATGCTTTAAATTCTGAATCAAATTTATCAGTATTCTATGGTTCTAAAACACAAAATCCTTGGTCTTATATGACAAGTAAGCATATAGATCATGCTTTAAATTATCCATATACCGCATATGTTGCGGCCTATTTAGATTTAGGAAGTGACAATTCATTACCATCATATGCATTTGAAATGTTCGGTAAGTATATTTATGGCGGTGGAAATTTAGATGCAGAACCATATCGAATTATTAACGGGTTACTTAATGATAGTATTTTTGGCATTGGATATGGTTCAGATTATATCTATGATATGACAAATTATAGAAATTATTGTCTAGCAATGGGAATATTTTTATCATTATCATTGGATGGCAGTCAAAATTCTGTTTCAGACGAATTGACAAATATTATGATGGCTACAAATAGCCAACATGTAATGTCACAAGGAAAATCTAAATTTGTCCCATACGGAACAACAGCAGTTACAAAAAACGGAGTAACATATTCACCTGATTTAGATGCTAAATTTTCTTTAACGGATGATGATTATTTAGATAATAAAGAACCAATCAAAGAAAATGAAGATGACGACAGCGATATATATAATTTTCAATCATTAGCGTTTAAAAATCGTGCTTCGGAATATGCAGACGATGTTGTTTATTATGAAGATTTAGTTTCAATAAAACAGATTGGATTAAAAAAAGCTGATTCGGTTTCATTAGATTGTATATGTACGGCGGCAGTTGCGGGCGTTGTTGTTCAAGCAATAGGCGAAAGAACTATTGATCATCGTCAACAATATACGGTTAGTAAAATACCTTATTTCCCTTATATCGTATTAGAACCAATGGATTTAATTGACATTAGTGATAGTGATACAGGATTAGAAAAAGAATTAGTCAGAATTGTTGATAAGGAGATCAGCGAATCTGATATGACAATCACATTGACGGTCGAAGAGGTCGGCATAACAGGAACAGGTATTGTTGAGTATGTAGGTCAAGAATCCATTCGAGCATCAGCAAATACGGCGTTAACAGGCGGCAATATAAATACACCTGTAACATTTGAACCTCCTAGTGATATAACAACGACAGGTTTTGAAACGTGGATAGGCTTAAGCGGTGGGGATAATTTCGGTGGTTGTAATATATGGATTAGTGACGATGGAGACACGTATAAGCAGGCGGGCGTATTTAATTCTATTTCCCGTCAAGGAACGCTTACAGCAGGTCTTTCAGCAATAAGTGATAGTTTACAAATAGCATTATCTGATACGGATTTACAATTAAGTTCAGGAACATCAGCAGATGCAAGTAATCTAAGGACTTTATGTTGGGTTGATAATGAATGCATAGCTTATACAACAGCTACATTGACAGCAATAGGTCATTATACATTAACCGGATTAGTTCGGGGCGCATACGGAACAACGGTTGCGGCTCATTCGTCAGGCAGTCAATTTGTTAGGTTAGATGATAATTTATTTAAGTATGATTTTGCACAAACAGATATTGGCAAAACAATCTGTCTTAAATTTACGTCATTTAATATTTATGGTGCGGCAGAACAAAGTATAGCTGATGTTGTTGAGTATACGCATGTAATTTCAAAACAATTGCCACCGGATGTATCAAATATTCAATTTGACGAAAATACCTATATATTACGTGATGGAACAGCATTGACAGACCTTACGGTTAGCTTTACAGATTCATTATGTACGATAGTAGATCATTATAATGTTTATTATGATGAAAACAATACAGGTTCTTGGACATATTCAGGTGTAGCAGTAGCAAGCGGCTATAAAATAAAATCATTAAAACAAGCGCAATCTGTAAAAGTAAAAGTTACAACAATAAATAAATTTACGATTGAATCAAATGGATGTATTTCTGATTCTTATATCATCACAGGTAAAAGTGACCCACCACCGGATATAACAGGTCTATCATTGGTTCAGTATGAATATAATCGCGCGCAGATAGTATTGTCATGGGATGCAATTAATCAAGTCACAACGCCAGATTTGAGAGGTTATGAGGTTAGATTAGGTGATGTTTGGGAGACAGCAACAAAATTAAATCTTTCAATAATTGCCGACAATACATTCACATATACAATTAGTGCAAATGGTAATTATGTATTTTCAGTAAAAGCAATTGATAATTCTGGTAATTATTCAGCAAATGCAATCAGCGGCGATATAACAGCCACAATCACGCCTGATGCAGTAACGGATTTAACAGGTGTTCAGGAAACACAGGATGTAAGTAAATTAAAGATTTCATGGACAGCAAGCGCAGGAAAAGATATTGCAGGTTATGAAATTCGTTATGGTAATTCATGGGATACAGGAACAGAGATCACAAGTGGAACATCAGAAATATATTACGTGTGGTCAATCCCTACAAGTGGAACATATAATATCATGGTCAAAGCACGAACAGTTGCCGGATATTATTCAATTGCAAAAAACATATCCGTTTCAGTATTCATCGAAGCTTATGACGTTACCGGATTTACAGCCACACAGTCAACGACAGACAGAACAAAAGTAACATTGTCATGGGATATGCCGATAGTAATTGATGTTGCTTATTATATTATTAAAAACGGTGTTAGTTGGGATAGCGGCATAGTAATAGGCCAACGAGTAACAGGAACATTTTATGATATTATCGTAAATGATGAAACAGAAAAAACATTTTGGATTAAAGCAGTTACAAGCGCAGGTCATGAAAGCTTATATCCGGCAGAAGTTTCAGGAATTTACAGCATGAATCCTACAGCAGTAACAAATATTCAAATGGCACAATCTACAAGCGATAAATCAGTTTTAAATATTATGTGGGAGGGTGTTTCTGACGGTGATTTAGCAGGTTATCAAGTAAAGATAGGTCAAACATGGGATTCAGCAGAAGATTTGCCGCTAACACAAGAATTGTATTGCACATATCAGTTAACATCTACCGGAAATATAAAAGTAATGATCAAAACAATTAATACCGCAGGTTATTATTCGGATGAAACAGATTCTAATTTATATTGCACGGTTGAACCTCTTGCAGTAACAGGATTTGTTGCTTATCAAAATGGTGAAACAGTTGAATTATATTGGAACAAAGCAAGTGAATCAGATGTTGTTTCATATGAAATCCGTGAGGGTTCAAATTTCTCCCAAGGTTCTTTAGTATCAACAGGAGTTACACAAACAGAATATGTTGCATCAGTTGATACAGAAAGAAATTATCAATATTTCATCAAATCAATCAATAATAGCGGTCATTATAGTGCAACAGCGGCGCAATATACCGTTTCTATATCAAATTTGCCAGTAAAAAATATAATTGAAACATTTGACGAAATTGCATTACAAAACGGAACATCAACAAATGTTGAATTTGGTGAATCTCTAATCAATTTTAGTAATTTAGGCGGTAGGTTTTCTGATTATCCAACAATTAAATTTAGTGATGTTGGCGGGTCTACAGTTTTAAAATTAAAAGCAGTTAGTGGCGTATATCCAACAACAGGAACATATTTATGTCAACAGATTGATATTGGCAGTATTATAACGGCAAATATTTCATCTAATTTTATATCAACGGTTATTGTTAGTGGCACAGGTTCAGCCGTTTTACAAATAAAAACATCACAGGATGGAACATTATGGACAAGTTGGCAAGATTTCAAACCTGTTCAGTATACATTTAGATATGTTCAATTTAAAGTTATTTTAGGTACGTCAAACACATCAAAAACGCCAGAAGTAAATCAATTTACGATAAATATCGATGTTGATGATACAGATTTAGCAATAACATCAACGATTGCAATTGGTGGGACAACGGTTTCTTATGGTCATACGTTTTATACAGTACCATATGTAACGCCTACAGCGATTGGAGAAGGATTGCACATTGATTTGATTAGCAAGACAAATACAACATGTACATTAAAAATAAAAAATGAAAGTAATGTCGATGTTGGCGGTTCTGCTGATATCAGGATTAAGGGCTACTAAAAAGTAGTCCTTTTATATTTTATTAATAAAGGGGTTTTTATAATGGCTTATGATGCAACAATACCAGCAGACACAGAATTTATTGCAAATGGACCCGCAGATATACGACAGAATCAGAAAGCGTTAAAAGAGGATGCAATTGTAAACGCAGGAACAGTAAATGGACTTTCAACAGGTAATTTAAGTGGAAATATTCCTGTTAGCAATGGGACAATAAATACAAATCTAAATTCTGAAATGCTAAATGGTTTTTTATCATCGGCATTTGCAATGGCGAGCCATGTTCATAGTGTAGCAACAACAAGTTCTAATGGGTTTATGGCTAATACAGATGTTGTAAAATTGGCAACAATAGCAAGTGGTGCAGAAGTAAACCAAAATGCATTTTCGGGAATTTCAGTTGGTAGTACAACAATACAAGCAGATTCAAAAACAGATACGTTTACATTAGTCGGTGGAACAAATATCACATTAACACCAGATGCAGTAAACGACAAAGTTACAATTGATGTGTCTGGTCAAATTACAGCAACAAAATTAGCCACAGAAAGATTAATAAATGGTATTGGTTTTGATGGGTCACAAGATATTACAGTTGCAGATAGTACAAAAGTAGCTAAATCAGGAGATACAATGACAGGTGCGCTTTTATTATTTGGAAATCCAACAGATAATTTAGGAGCGGCAACAAAACAATATTCAGATTTAATGTTACCTACAATAGTAGAATCAACAGGATATGGATCAGTTAGCGGAAGTTCATCAACAATATCAGGCCTTATTGAAACGGTTCAAGCACAAAATATTCACATGCAAAATGGTCAAAGAATATCAATTTCTCAAACAACAGTAAGTCATTCTACAGCAGATTCAACAAATCCTAGAATTGATTTGACATATTTATCTAGTGCGGGAATAGTTACATTAACTACAGGAAATCCATCAGCAACACCAGTTGTTCCAACATTGCCGAGTGGAGCATTTAGCATTAGTAATGTTAGTGTAGCGGCAAATTCTACAGTTGGAGTAATTACGGATACACGTAAATTAAAAACACAGTATAATTACGAAAACATGGGTTGGATAAATGCAAAATATCCGCCAGTCCCTATGGTAGCTTGTAAAGGTAATGCTAATTATTTTCATAGTGGTGCATGGTATGAAGATTCAGCATATACAATATTATCAATTGATGATAGTACAGCTATTAATAATTTATTGTCCATAAATAAAGATATTTATTTTCCACAAGGCAATTATTATCATACTTTGCCTATAAATCTTACGGCTAGGAATAATACAAGTTATGCACCTTTTAATGGTAAAAAAATATGGGGTGCGGGAACGTCTCTCACTGTATTTAGATCATGTACAGGAATATATCCAGCTATAGATTTGACAGGATCAAGCAAATTAAATTTAAGGGATTTTAGAATTATAGCTGATAATGGAGATACCGTTCCGACAGGTCAATCTTTATCAAAGATTGGCATATTGGATAGACGTGGTTCAAGTTCATCAGCATCAGGGTTTTGCGCTTTTAATACATTTGATAATATATTGATAAATCTAGGAACTGATAGCACTGCTAATGGTGGAATTGGTACGATAGGACTATTCATTTTCGGTGGCGAACATTGCGGCGGTAGAGGAATAGAGATTTATGCAAATATGCCTATGGTCGTTGAAAATGTATTAGACATGACAATTCACGGTGGCAGTGAAATATCAACAGATTATGAAACACCTGCAACAACATCAGGATCTTGTACAATGGGCCATTTTGATACTTTTGCATTAATTTCTTACGATAGTTTTAGAGCATTGCATTTATATCAAGTAGGAACTATGGAATTTATTTCCCTATATACTTCAACACGTAAGATTTCAGGTACAATAAATGGAACTGCTGAAAGCATTTATTTAAATTCAGCCAACAACATAATAATACATGCTTATCAGGAAACATCTGGAATTTATGGTACAGCATATTGGTGTGATCACAGCTTTATTAAAATAGGAACAGATTGCATTAATAATAATATAAACATTGAAAGAACTTTGACAGCAATTGCTTTTACAACACCAACAGTAGCATCATCAATTATAAATTCAATATCAGGTACTAATATAAAAAATTCAGTACTTAATTGTCATTTTTCTATTGGTGGATACACTTCATCATCAGATAATATACAAATGGCTGCTAGAGCAATATCAGGTTCCAGTATTGCTATACGTGAATCTACTTTTATAATGGATGCTACAACACATAATACTAATTTTTTAGCTTCACCTATAGAAAATGGGTCTTCCGTGATCAATTGTAAATGTATAAATTGGTATAGCGGTCAAGAAACTTTAAAAGGACAAAATACAATTCAATCGGAGGAAGTTTGGCTTAATTGTACATCAGGTCAAACAATAGTTATTCAAACTTTTACATTTCCTAAATCATATTATTCTACGCCTATTGTTTTAGCTACAATTACAGGAGATTCAAGTGTAGGAACGTATACAACTGGTGTTATGTTAAAAGTTTCTTCAATCAGTACTACAAGTTTTACATTGACATTAACAGTTCCAACATCTTTTAATGCAACAGGCTCATGGGGAATAAACATTATATCAATTGGAGAAATAGCATAAGTAATATATTATATATTTAATTTTTATACGTTATTTTATGTATATATTCTCCGCAATCATCCCCTTTGCCATTCCTATTAATAAATAGGGAGTTGATTTGATGGCGTATGATTATACAAAACCAACAAATAGCGAATTTTTAGCAGATTTTCCACCAGAAATGCGTGAACAGCTTCGGGCAATTATTGAGGATGCAATAGTTGATTCAGGATTATTGAATGGATTAAAGTCTGGCAATCTAGCCGGAAACATACCAGTAAGCAACGGCACGTTAAATGTTAATTTAAATGCCGATATGCTAGATGGAAATGATTCAACAGCTTTTGCAAATGCTTCGCATGATCATAATACAGCAACAACCATTAAAAATGGTTTTATGATTAATACAGATAAAATTAAGATTGATACGGTTGCAACAGGCGCAGAAGTAAACCAAATGGCATTCTCAAACATAGTCGTAGGAAGTTCTACAATTCAAGCAGACGGTAAAACCGACACATTAGAAATAGCGGCAGGAACTAATATAGCATTAACGCCGGATATTACGAATGATAAGATAACAATTGCAATTAGTGGTAAGGTAGCAAGTGCAGTGACGGCTGATACAGCGGCGACGTGTTATGGAAACGCCGCTACAGCCACAACAGCGACTATCTGTACAGGTAATGCGGCAACAGCTACAAATTCAAATAACGCAAACACAGTCGCTAGTTTATCCGTTGCTAGTGGCCAAAACAATGTTTCTAATCAAGTTGTCCGTACAGATGGAAGTGGATATCTTCAAACCGGATATATCAATTCCAATAATGGTGATGAGGGTAACAATTCAAGTCCGGCCAGAGTTTGGGGAACAAATGGCAGTGATTCATATTTACGTACATATCTTGCATCAGCATTAAACGCAGGGTCAGTCAATGGTCATGTATTTAATTGGTCGGGTCAAGGCGGTCAGCCATCTTGGTTATGGGGTGGAAACGATGCAAGCAATATGTATGTATATAATCCATCAAATTTCAATGTAAATTCAGTTGGTGGCTATACAGCGGCGGCATTATTAGCGGCGGCAGGTGGAATTGTATCATCAAGTTTAGGAACGAACGGATATATTAAATTTTCGAATGGAGTTATGTTGCAGTGGGGTTCATTGGTTCTTGCTGATGATAATGCCGTTGGAGCGTGGAACAATGGAAATCATATCATTACATTTCCTTGGGAATTTTCAAATTCAGTATTTGTTTTTATTGAATCATCTAGAAATGGTGACAACAATTCTGATGTTGATGATTTTTGGTGGCAACCTTTTACCTATTATGTTAGTGTTTCGTCTATTAAAGTTCGCTTTGGTGACGGAGCTAGTGGGACAAGTAAACACGGTAAAACATACAGTTATATTATGCTAGGAAATTAAAAATAAAAATTTAAGGGGTGCAATGTGGATTTAGAAACGTGTGTGAGAGGTATAACCAAATGTTTTCATAGTTTAGCTGATATGTGGGTTGTAAAGATTATATTATCTTTTATAATAACAATAACGACAAGCACCCACGGATTAGCATTAAAGGCATTTATTTTCTTAGTAATAATCGATTTATTTACAAGGTGGATAGCACAGGCTTATAAGCATCTTTCAGATTGTCATGAAAAAAACGATTTGATCAGTTGTGTTTTTGATATGAGAAAGGCTTTTAAAGCAGGATACATAAATAGCAATGCTATGAAACACAGATTTGTTAGTAAAATTATTGTTTATATGATATTAACTTTCGTTGCTGTAAAATCAGATGCATTATTAAAAATAGCAAATGAAACACCTATATTTTTGAAAATGGTATGGACGTATCTTGCGGCTACAGAAGCAATCAGCGTGCTAGAAAATTTAAGGGATTCAGGCGTGGTTGAATTAGGTGATGCAATTGATGTATTTAGGAAGAAATTCACGAAATAGCCATATTTAAAATTATTGATATGTGTTATAATTCAATTATAAAATTATTACAAGGAGTGATAAAACGGTGGACATTATAGAAAAAGATTGGCAGTTTCCAAGGGAATTATCTGAAAGATCAGAGACAAATTATTTTGTTATCCATCACACAACAGGCGGTCAAATGCAAGACACGCAGGAAATATGGGATGAACATATCAATATTGGCGATAATGGTATAGCTTATCATTATGTTATTAAAGGTGATGGTAAAGTAGTTCGTGGCAGGCCTCGTGACACGGTTGGTGCTCATGCTCACGGCGTTAATTTTGAATCGTTAGGGATTGTATTGGAAGGTAATTTTCAGACCGGACAAGACAATTATGTTACACCTACAGAAAAACAGATCAATTCTTTAAAAGAATTGCTAGGCGAATTGTATAGTATTTATGGCAGGGATGTTAAAACAATCGGTCATAGCGATGTTGCAGATATCAGCGGCAATCCAAACGATGCAACAGCGTGTCCAGGCGATACGATGTATGCTCAATTGCCTGAAATAATCAAAGAGGTTATGGCGGCGTGAGTAAATTAGTTGAAATGGTTAAAACGGATAGGGTTGGATTTTTCATTCTTCCCTCTCCTATCATTTCAAAAGAAAATATAGGTAAAATCCTTCAGGATGGTTTTGAAATAGCACGGTGCAATTATAGATGGTTCGATAAGAACACAGTTGAAATATTTTCTTGTCATCCGTTTAGTAAAAACAATGAAAGAATTGAGGTTGAAGTGATTGAGTAAAGTTATTCAAGTTGTTTTTGTTCATGGTATTGGCGGCATATCGCCAGTAATTGAATTTATCGAAGAATTAGACAATGCAGACAAGGACAAATGGACACCTACCCATTGCGGTTTGATCGTAGATGGAGTATTTCAAGAAGCATTGGCAAGCGGATTCATCGGCAATAAATTAGAAAGATACAAGCCTGAACAATTACGCATTTATGATATTGTAATTGATGATGAAGACAAGATCAAAGCAGGGGATGCAAGATTCAAAGAGTTATTAGGTCAAAAGTATTCTGTCAAGGCGTTAATTGATGGCGCGGCTTATTCTGTATTTGGATTGGTATTAACAGGAACACAAGGCGAAAATGATTGTTCCGGTGACGATACAGACATTCTCAGGACATATGGATTAGACATTAAAGGGGATGTTCCGGCTTCAAGTATCACACCTGAAATACTTATGGAAGTAATTGAACAGATCGGCACATTACATGTTGATGCCGCGTAAAGGGTAGTGATTTAGTGTCTTATATATTATCAATCTTAGAAGCATTAAAGCCCTACATTGTAAAGGGTATTGTTAGCGCAATGCCCTTTGTCATAGATGAAATAAAAAAAATAATAGAAAAGAAGGAATATAATAAAATGGCTAAATTTTTAGTAACAGTTAAGGACAAAGCAACAAATAAGGCAATAGAAGGTGCTACCGTAAATATTACAATTGATGGTTCGGGAACAATACCATATACGACAAATGCAGACGGTCAGGCAATAATCGGTGGTTTAGTAGTTGGTGCAAGTTATCCGGTTGCTGTATCGATTTCAGGTTATGATAATTTTTCTGAATCAGTTGTTCCGGTTGATGAAGATACGGCATTATCCGTTGACATTGCATTGACAGCAACAGCGGTTGCGGCTGAAATCGGCACAGTTATTAGCACAGCTAGTATAGTTGTTGATGCTGTTGAAAAAGCGGCTACAGCGGCAAGCACAAGCACGACAACGACAGTTTCGGAGGATTGGGATTCTATCAAGGCGGCGGCAAAAGCGGCATTAGCATCATTTCAAGTTACAGTCAATACAGATTCAGTTTCAACGGCTGATTTAACAAATGCTACAACGCTTGTACAGGAAAAAGTTTTACAGCCTGTAGAAGATTGGTTGAATCTCATGATTACCAAAAGAAACAAAGTTGCAAACAATTGGATTAAGGCTTTAGGTTATGATCTGAACATGGCGCCAGCATATGGTTTTAAATTATACGTTGCTAAAGAGATTGCTTCCGGTATTTCTACACTCAAATCAAAGGTTGCAGAAACATTATCTAAAATTTAATAAGGACATAATTAAAAGCCCTTTACCATTAATTTGGCAAGGGGCTTTTTTATATTTCATCCATACCACCACGAAACACCACCAAGTCAGTGCATTCCTATATTTTTTGGGGTGCAGGTGGTATTTTCATTTTTGTGTTTTGTATCGCCATTCATAGTGGCGCAGGCAGGCGCAATCATGAAAGCATAACTGTCACGCAAGAGGTCGTCGGTTCAAATCCGATTCGGGTCGCCAATTTGCCGCGATAGCTCAGTCGGTAGAGCAGAGGACTGAAAATCCTCGTGTCGACAGTTCAATTCTGTCTTGCGGCACCACTTTTCAATCATTAAAATTTCGTCTTTTCAATTATTAAAAGTTTGTCAATACCACCACAAATACCACCATTAATGTTTTAAACGCTTATTTTTACGTTATGTAATAGTTTATATGTAAAATTATTTTACACAGCAACAAAGCAAAATAATACGTATAGAATTAGATTGTAAGCATCAATATTATAACGCATAGACACAAAAAAGACCAACAAATTAATGTTGGTCTTTTTCTTTCGTTGGAGAACGAAAAACATGAGCTATGAATTTATAATACCACATATTGTATCATAGCGCAAATTACTTTTTAAGTTGTTTATTACATTGCTATGAGTTATAATGAACTTACATACATTCGGACAAAAAAATAAAGCCTGTCGGTGCGCTAACACTTTCAGGCGATTCGCTGAAAACCTGAACCAATCAGCAAACCTTTAGTAATATTATACCATAGGTAAATTGTGGTGGCAATACTAAAAGGCTCGAAATTGGATAAGTGTCAGTAAGCAATCGTTTAGCGGTTGCTTTTTTGTTTGTCTAAAAGAAAAGAGGGGCAAAATGAAATATACAGTTTTAGGATTTCAACAAAATAAGCTTATAGAGAATAATCTATCATTGGAAGATGCTCTATTGCTTAGAACAATAAAGGATATGTATTCAAGTGATAGTATGGAAAGCCTTATTAATGAATCTAAACGTTACATATGGGTAAATCAATCATATTTGCTTCAACAAATACCAATTATTGGCAGTATGAGCAAATTGAAAAGAATGTTGACAAAATTATGTGATGATGGATTTTTAGAAAGTATTGTCATAACAAATAAAAAAGGCATAGCCGGAAGATTTTATTATGTTAAGCATACACAAAAAATGGATTCTCTTTCTGATTATGATCAAATAGATGAACCCCCTAAAATAACCAAAGTTCAAAATGACATTAGACCAAATATCAAAACGAAACTAGACCAAGTGTCAAAATGGCCTAACAAAGATACTTCTATAAAAGATTATTCTATAAAAGATACTAAAGAATTAAAAGATAAATGCTCGGGTTATACCGAGGACGGTAAAAATAAACGATGGATACCTGCTACGTATTATGCGAAAGATTCTTTAGATTTGACAATAAGTTGCATACAAGAATTTGATCGAAGGTATATGAATCGATTCGATGAACATCATGCTCCTATACGTGATAGCAGAATATATGAACAGCTTAACAGCATATTCATATCAAACAGTTATTATTCAGTAAATGAAGATAAAGAATTTCAGGCAAGTTTCGACATTATGATTTTGGCAATGGATAAGTATTTCAATACAGAATATAAAGATTGTGATTATAAGATATGGCATTTTCTTAGTGATGGTATATTGACCAATCTATTGCGAAAGGTGGCGGCATGATGAAAACATTAACAATTCGTCAACAGTCTATTTTAAAACGTTTTGTATGGGATATAAAAACAAATAAAAGACGTTTTGCCATATGTTCAATTGATGGAATATTTATAGCATATGGAGATAAAGTATTTTTTAAGAAATTCTTAATAAATAATTCAATTAGTAAAGTACAAGAAATTTGCATTAACACAAGATTAATGCATGGCGTTGAATTTGACGATTATCCACGAGATCATGTGCTAGTAGTAAACAAAACAATGTATATAGAACATCATACAAATTTGTATATTTATATAAAACATAAAATGGAAAAGGTTGATCAAAGTGAAATATGAAATAACAGTCCAGCAAATAAAAGAAAAAAGACAAATAAGAAAAGAACATAGAACGTGGTTTATTAAATTTATTATTTATTGGGCTATTGCTATCATGACAGGGTATTTATATATAAAGGTGAGAGTGTAAATGGCAAGTAAAGAATCATTTTATCAAAGACTAAAATTAGCATGGTTATTTCTTAGGAAAAAGGGTTATATGAGTGTGAAGTGTTGCGAATATTGCGGCAGTACAAACATAAAGAAGATCAGCGGACATAGTGACAAGCGATATTTGCGCGGCGGTAATCAATATGGATGTTATAAGGGCTATTTTGTTTGCATGAAATGCGGAGCAACAGGAACGACAAAGGAAAAGTGGGTAAAGGATATTAAAGATAAGGTGGAATAATTATGGAAGTAATAAGCGATAAATCTTTAGATAGTTTAATGGAGTGGTATGAAATAAAAGCAAGAAGTGCGTTTTTTCAAAGCGAACGTAAGAATGCATTAAGCGTATATAAAATAATGGCTGAGTTAAAGCAAAGGCGAGAAAATGATAAGAAGGTAAAATAAATTCAAAAAACATCAATAAATTTATAGCTTTTAGTAATAAAAGTATTGACAATGGAATAGCTTAGAAGTATAATAAGAATTGTAAGAAGTTGGTGCGGCGTGGTGAGACACGCGGGAAGTGCGGGAACAAGCGCACATTATGGAGCATGAAAATGTATGAAGTTCCGCTCAACATCACAATAACTGAAATCAATATAATTGTAACTCAGCAAAGCTTAGAATCCATATATAGTCGGCGGGAGACCTTTACCGACAAAGCAGGTGCGAATCCTGCCCTCTGCTCCATATGTCAATATAGCTTAAAGGTAAAGCGTTTCGCGGCACAGCGAAAATATGGGGTTCGATTCCCTGGATTGGCTAAAAGCTGGTTGGAGAGTGCAGACGTGAAAAAACTAAACATTTGATAAGCAGATTATTCTTACAAGGTTGTAATCTAAAACTAAATTCTGATTAGGCTTATAAATCAATTGGGTAACACTCTTCTAAATAAAATAGTTCCATAGTAATATGTATCCTTTTATAAACCGATGATTAATTTCATCGGTTATTTTTATTTATAAAAAAGCGACTGAATAAATCAGCCGATTTTATTTATATATTATCCAATTTATCAGCCGCTTGACGTTTTAATCCATCAGTAACATGACTATATCCTAAAGTCGTTGAAATATTAGCATGACCCATAATTGCCTGTACAGTCTTGGGGTTCTCTCCTGCAAGCATCAAGAACGTTGCAAATGTATGCCTAGTATCATGTACTCGAATCGGTGGAATGTCTGCTAGAGCCAGAATACGGAGGAATATTTTTCGTAATGATGTAGGGTAATAACGTTTCCCGTCCGGTCGGCAGAATATCCAATTTTCATTATTGTATTTTTTACCGTAAAATGCTTTTTCTTTTGCTTGTGTTTCTTTAAAGATCAGCAATTCTTTTATTGAGTTTTCCGGCAGTGGTATTGCTCGTACAGCGCGGGCAGTTTTTCCTTTTGTAATTATAATGCCTTTTGATGTTGATTTAGTGACAGCACGTTTCATTGATAATGATTTTTCAGTCATATCAATATCAGACCATTTTAATCCTAGTGCTTCACCGCGCCGCAGTCCGGTGTAAAACATAAATATAAAACAGGAAAACATTCTTTCTTTGGATCGAATATCGCCGCCAACATCACGTAAATGACGGAATTGGTCTTCGGTTAATACGCTCATTTCCTTTTTATCAATTTGTGGCTTAACAACGCCGAAAGATGGATTTTCCATGATGATTTTTAATTCAATAGCATAGGCAAGCGAAGTCTTGCAAACATGATGAATTAAGCCGATAGTGCTTGCAGATTTTCCCGCTTTCTTTTCTTTCTTGATCATGTCTTGAATATCAGTACGCGTTAATTTATCAACTTTATATTTTCCTAAATGAGGTATTAGGTGATTATCTATAACGATTTTATAATTATCATAGGTTGACGGTCTATTCTTGATCGCTATAATATTTTCAAGATAATTTTTTAAAAGAGTTTCATATGTCATATGCTTTGATTTTTCTGCAATTCCAAAATCAAGTTTCTTTTTTAATTCTTTTAATTTTGTGATGCATTCTTTTCTTGATTTACCATATACACTATGGCGTTTTCCATTGTATCTTATCATGCATTCCCATGTTCCATTATCTCTGATTCTAAATGTTCCTTCACCATTCGCGCGTTTATTCATTATTTTGACATATCCCCTATTGTAATATTTATAATTTTAATTTATAATATAATTTAAATAAAAATATTCATAATCAGTCGAAAAGAAGGCGGATTCAATGTTACATGCAAGATACATTATTTATGCTTGGCATAGTAAATCTGTAAAATGGGCTTTTATCGGTGGAATATTTTTAGTGAATAAAATATATGAAAAAGAATTTTTATTAACAGAAAACGCCCTCTTATGTTGAGGGCGTTTTATTTTTATATTTTTTAACAAAATCGATTGCATCTTCTAATTCACTGGGGGTTATTTCCTCCTCAATTGCTTTATCAACTACTAAATAATATGGAATATATTTCTCTTTACCTCTATCTATAATTAGCCCCTCAACCTGTTTAAATTCATCTAGGTTGATTGCTTCGTCTGTCATAAGGTATCCGTACGGGACGTTGAAAAAGTCTGCCATTTTTTGAATGTTCTTAGGATGTGGAACGCGCCCGCCGCTTTCAATCTGACTAATATAGGGTTGCGACAATTGGAGTTTGTCCGCTAATTCTTTCGTGGTTAAGCGTTCCATCTTCCGCAATTCTTTCAATTTTGACCCTAGATTTTTCATTTGATTTATAACCCCCTAAAGATTCTACCTTAAATTATAGCTCACATTTATTGTAAATACAATAAGATATAATCAATAATTATAATAAAGGCTAAAAAGTAACAAATTAATATTTATAGCAATAAAAGTCTTTACTTATTTATAGCAGAGAGTTATAATAAGAACAGGTTAAGGAAAGGCGGTGAATACAGTATGATTTATTGCTACAATAAAAAATGTCAGTTCCATGATGAATGCAACGGCGACATTCAGAAATTGAAAAATCAGTGCAAACGGCGCAGACGTTTCAACAAAAAGGATGAAGATTTTACGAATACAATTGCAAAAGCAGTTTATGAATTGAGAGAAAAATTAGATATGAAACAATCTGAACTTGCGATAGAATTAGGAATTTCTCAGGTAGTTGTTTGTCAATGGGAAACAGGCCAAGACGGTTTTAAAAGAAAGCCGACAGCAGAACAGGCGTTAAAGCTTTCACAGTTATCAGGGTTTCCAATTGAAAGATTTATTATAGACGAACCTTTGCGAGGGATGGAAGATGGAAGAGCAGATCAAGGAAGTTCTGGAAAAGATTCTTGTAAGGCTTGAAAATAATGATGAAAGCTTAATAACGGTAGGTCAAGCAACAGAGTTGACACAGTTATCTGAAAGAACAATTCGTGATATTATATTGGAGCCGGATTGCCCAATCGTAAGAGTTGGTAGAGCAGTAAGAATAAAGAAAATAGCCTTCATTTCTTATTTAGAAGAACGAAGAGCATAGGGGAGCGAAAAACATGAGATTAATTTTAAAGAGAATGAGATTGCAGAATTTCAAAGGTATTAAGGATTTAGTTGTTGAGTTCGGGAAAGATCGAACAGATATTTTTGCAACAAACGGAAAAGGTAAAACGACAATTGTTGATGCGTTTTCGTGGTTATTTAGCGGTAAGGATTCAGAAGGTAAAGCAGATTTCGACATTAAGACATTGGATTCTAATAATAATCCTATTCACGGTTTACATCATGAAGTTGAATGCACATTATTAGAAGATGGCGAAGAATTGATTTTAAGACGAGCATACATGGAAGATTGGACAAAGCATAAAGGGTCAGAAGAAGCCGTATTGTCCGGTCACACAACGAATTATTATATTAACGAAGTACCTACCCAAAAGAAAGCGTATGACATATTTACCGAAGGCTTGGCAAGTGCAGATCAATTTAAATTATTAACAAATCCATTATTCTTTAACGATGAAAAAGCTTTTGGTTGGAAAAAACGCAGGGAATTATTGCTGTCGGTTTGCGGTGATATAACGGATAAAGATGTAATTGCAGGTAATAAAAGTTTATCCGGTCTGCTAGAAATATTAGGCAAGAAAAGTATTGAAGATTTAAAGGCTATTGTTGCGGCAAAGAAAAAAGAAGTAAATCAGGAATTGACAGCAATACCGACAAGAATTGATGAAGCAAGCAGAACGTTAGAGGCAACAGCGGGAGTTGATGCAGTTTCGCAAGAATCAATTCAGATCAAAATTGACGAATTAAAATCTAATAAGTCGGCAGTTGAAAAACAAGTAAGCGATATTCGAAATGATAGCGCAGTTGCGGCAAAACGTGTCCGGTTAGCAGAGATCGACAACGAGATCATGAAGCTACAAAATGAACACATTAAGGCAGAACAAGAAGCAAAACAGGTCAAACAAAATCAATTAAATCAAGAATCTGTAAAGCTGTCTGATATTGAAAACAAAATATTGACAGGGCGGCGTAATATATCGCAGATAGAAAGCGATATTGCAATCAAGAAAACAAAAAAATCCGAATTATTGGCGCAGTTGAAAGAAGTCAAGAAAAAGGAATTTGTTCATAATGCAGAATGTGTGTGTCCTACATGCGGACAGGGATTGCAAGAGGAAAAATTAGAAGCGGCACGGGTAAAAGCGTTAGAAGATTTTAACAAATTAAAATCTGATACGATTGAAAGCATTATGACAACAGGAACAGGAATGAAAGCAGAAATAGAAGAAAAACAATCCAAGGTGGAACAAATAAAGTCCGAAGAAGAAAACCTTTCTGCTCAAAAAAATAGCTCACAGCAATTAATTGATAACATCAAAACAGAAATATTGGCTATAATTGTTCCTGATAACTCGGAAAAGCAAAATTTATTGAACGATGAAAAGAAAAAGGTTGAAATTGAGATCGTTGACATTCAGCAGTCAAAAAATGATGTGATCGTACAAAAAATAGAATTGGCACAGAAATTTGAATCCGAAATTGAAGGTTTACGCAAACATATTGCCGCCATTCAGCAGAACGAAGCAATGAAAGTTCGTATTGATCAGTTAAAAGAGCAAGAACGTAAATTGTCGGCTGAGTATAGCAGTTTAGAAAAACAAACATATCTAGTCGAAGAGTTCACAAAATTCAAGGTAAATATGATTGAACAGAACATTAATAGCAAATTCAAATTTGCCAGATTCAAATTGTTTGAAACGCAGGTAAACGGTTCTATTGCGGATTGTTGCAAGACAATGTTCAATGGTGTCACGTGGAACGATTTAAATAGTTCTAGCAGGATAATTATAGGTTTAGATATTTGCGACACGTTGGCACAGCATTACGGAATTTATTTGCCTACATTTGTAGATAATGCGGAAAGCATTGTTGTCTTACCTATTATCGAATCTCAATTATGCGCTCTCTATGTATCCGAAGCAGACGAAGTAATTAGGGTGGTGGCTGAATGATGGCAGAGGGTGGATATACGAAAGTATGCAGTATTAATGAAAAATGGAGATTAGCAAGTGATCGCTGTCAATGGGCTTTACAAAAGCTAGTGAAAACAGAATTAAAACCGGATGGCGTATGGACTTCAATCGGCTATTATCCTACAATCATTATTGCTTTAGATAGATTATGCAATGAAGAATTAAAAATGTCATCTTCTTTGCAGGAAGTTATTGAAAAAGTGGAACAGCTAAAGGAATTGTTAATCAATTTAAATTTAGACGAAAAGGTGGAAAAATAAAATGGCAGTTGATAAAGATAAAGCGGTTCAGCAGGAAAAGATCATTCAGACGGTACAGCATAAGGTAAGCGAATATGTAGCAAGTAAGGAATTGGTATTTCCGAAAGAATATATTCCGGCAAATGTTTTAACTGCTTCATGGTTAATGTTGCAAGGTGTTACGGATAAGGTAGGGAAACCAGCGTTGGAAGTATGTTCACGAGATTCTGTAATGTTGGCGTTGCTAGATGTAATCACACAAGGATTGAATCCAGTAAAAAAGCAAGGGTATTTCATTGTATATGGCGGCACACTAACCTTTCAGCGTAGCTATTTTGGAACAATCCACTTAGTAAAGACAATGGCGGGAGCTAGTGAAGCTTATGCCGAAGTTGTTTATGAAGGTGATATATTTGAATACAAAATTGAACATGGCAAGAAAATTATTACAAAGCATGAGCAGACGTTAGATAGTATTGATAATACAAAGATCAAAGCGGCTTATTGCGTAGTCGAATTTCCTGATGAAAAACGAAATGTCACACAGATAATGACATTTGAGCAGATAAAACAAGCATGGAAACAATCGAAAATGTTACCTATTGATGACCATGGAAATGTTAAGCCCGGTTCTGTCCATGGTAAATTTTCCGAAGAAATGGCAAAAAAGACAGTCATTAATAGAACATGCAAGCCCCTGATTAATGGTTCAAATGATAGTTATTTAATTGCTGAATCATTGAATCGTTCTGAAAAAAACATCACAGATGAAGTGATTGAAGCTGAGATCATTCAGAATGCCAATAGCGAGGTTTTAGATATGGATGAAGATAATGACAAGGGCGGCGAAGTAATCGAAGCACAGGAAGCGAATGTGGCAGAAGAAAAGCCAATTCAGGAACAAAAGGTTGAAGAAAAGAAAGCAAGCAAGCCAGAAACAAAGAAAGAAACAAAAACATCTACTAAAAAATCGCAGGTGCAGGAACAAACATTGATTAGTGAAGAAGAACCAGACCCATTTTAATATAAAATATAGATATTAGTAATAAAAAGCTTTACAATTATATAGCACAGAGTTATAATAAGAGAAGTTAGAAGGTGGTTAAGATGTAACGGCAATAGGTTGACATTGCTAGGGCTTATCAAGCGTTGGTAGGCTCTATGGAATGCCAAACGCATTCTACAAAAAATATATAAAGGGAGACGGTAAACGTGAGTAAGTTATTAATTTTCGAAGATGAAAACGGAAAAGTTGCATTAGCTCAGGATGAAATTAAAGTGCTGTTTTTAAATGCTCAGAAAGATGTTACCATCGGTTTAGTTGGTTCTGAAACAAGAGAATTCTTTCCAGAACATAAACAAGTAGACGAATTAGGGAAAATGCTTGATCCTAGTAAGTTTATTAAAATGACAGATGATGCAGGAATCAATTTTTATTTAAGAAAAAAAGCTATTACAGGTATTGTGAATCGAAATGGAAAACCGCATATAGTAGATGTAGACGGCGGGGGAATGGCTATTTCAGGCACATTTGATGAAAATGTTACGTTGCTAGAAATGGCGGGTATTGCAAATGGATGAAAAACATATGAATACATGAATGAACGTGTAGAAAAATATTATCTGTTAAAATCAAATCTCGAAAAGGTAAATAAAAAAATTAAAGATTTGGAAGAATATAGATCGTTTTATATAGGTACTAGTGGAAATTCACAGTCATTATCATTTGACAAGAATAATTCTCCTGAAATATTTGAAAAGATAAAAGAAGCTGTAGTTCAAAATAGGGATGACATACAAAAGTTGATGAATGAAATATGAACATTCGGTTTGTTGCAAGTGGCAGTACAGGTAATTGCGGCATAGTAGATGATGGGAAAACGGTTTTATTATTGGATGCAGGTATTAGCTTCAAAAACATTCAGATCGAAATTGATTTTGATTTCAGCAGATTAGGCGGCGTGTTGCTTACCCACTCACATGGTGATCATTCTAAGGCAATAAAGGATTTAATCAAACGCGGCGTTGATTGCTATATGTCACAGGATACAGCAGAAGCATTGAAAGTATCCGGTCATAGGGTAAAGATCGTTGAACCTAAAAAGCATTATCAAATAGGAACATTCAACGTAATGCCATTTGATTTAGTCCATGATGTAACAAATTACGGATACATGTTTGCAAGTAGTGCAACAAACAAAAAAGGCGTTTATCTAGTAGATACGCCATATTGTAAATATAAATTCGCAGGTATCAATTATTTTTGCACAGAGGTAAATTATATCAAGGAAATTCTTGACGATAATATGGGGCATGGGAATTTGAATAGCGGCTTGCGAAATAGAATTGTTGAAAGCCATTTTTCATTAGAACATGCAATAAAATTTTTCAAAGCAAATGATTTAAGTAAAACAGAACGGATTTATTTATTGCATCTAAGCAATGGCAATAGTGATGAAGTAATGATCAAAGACAAGATTCAGAGAGCAACAGGCGTTGAGGTTGTTGTGGCAGGATAACGGAGAGTTTGCGCATGAAACGTGTGCGAAATAAATATAAAGGGGAAAAGATATGGAAGAAGAATTAACATTGCAAAACATTTGTGGCGGCGAGGTTGCCAAGAAGTTTGATTCGATTATTCCAGTATTAATGTCAGCAATTCAAAAAGGTCAAAAGGGCGGCATTAGCATTACAATCGCATTATCAAGGCCAGAGGATATGGATACGATGGTTGTTGCTGAATGCAGTGTAACACCTAAATTTCCGGTCAGCAAGCGCAAAGGTCTTTGTACATTAACAGGTGATATGAAATTGAAAACAGAAAAACCGCGCGAAGCATTAAAAGCGGTTGATTTATTTCAGGCAGTACCAGCAAAATTGACAGGAACAGAAGATGGAGGAGTTAAATAATATGGAAAAAATCGAATTAAAAATGGTTGATGGAGCAAAAGAAGTAATTGTACGCGAAGGTGATGCGCCGGAGATTTACCAATACAGAGGATTTAAATACGAAGCAAAATCATCACAGGCATTCATTGCGTTGTTACAGTCAAAGGCTGTAAAAGAAAATGCAGTAGTTGCATATACAGAAAAAAGAGTATGTGCTATCTTAAATGATCAGGTTATCGAAAGAAATCAAGATCATGTGACATATGCTTATGAATTGTCACAGCAGGTTGAAGAATGGGGAAATATTTTAACTTCAAATGGTGCATCATTTTATCAAAAAGAAATCGTAAATTTCTTTCAACGCCGCGAAGAGGATGAATTAGGTTGTTTGGAAAGTCTGCTTGTGAACCTGCAAACATTTAAAGGAAATACAACCATTGATTTTGAATCGTCGTTTGATGATGACAACAATCATACTTTTGCAGTTAAGGTTGCCACCCAAAATGGTTCAGTCGAAGGAACAACTTCATTACCAAAAGTGATATTGCCAAACATTGAAATTTTTAATGAAAGCGGCTTTTTTCAAGAAGTTGAAATTGAATTAGAAATTGTAGCACCGAAAAGCCAGGATGACAAGTTAGTATTCAAGTTAAGTTGTCCTAAGTATGATCGATATTTGCGAGAAGCAGTAAAGCACGAAATTGAAACAATCAAAGCCGGATTAGATGGGTTCTTAATCGTAACAGGCGTAATTTATTAATCAGGGAGGGGCTTAATTGCTCCTCTTATAAAATTATAAGGGAGTTAATGGGATGAAAAAATTTAAAAACGTAATAAAAACAGTATTCGGTTTATTTATATATGGTCAAGGTTGCATAATTCCGGTTATAATTTATGGAATTGTTATTGCTGTTGATGCTTTATTTTGGCATTATTCTTTAAATACATGGCTGACGTATTTTGGAAGAACAACCGTTGTTTTATGGTGGCAAGCGGCATTAATCGGGGCGATTCCGGGGATTGGACAAATTTCATTAATTATTGCATTTATCACATGGCTTGCAATGTTATTTATTTTATAATTATTTGTAATATAATTCTTTACATTAATATAGCAGAGAGTTATAATAAGACTATAGAAAAGGGGTTCGATTAGAACATATAAGGGAGACGATTAAAATGAAAACAGGTTATAGATTAGAATGTCCTGAATGCAATTCTCCAGAGATCGAAGAACATTTCTCACCAAAAGGTAAAAATGTAAAATTCAAATGCAAAAAGTGTCACAAAGTAAGAATGTTATCAAAAATGACTTATACATCAATAATTATTGATGATTGACATTGTTAGAGCTTATCAAGCGTTGGTAGGCTCTATAGAGTGCCAAACGCTCTAAAGGTTATGGAGAAAAGGAGAGCATGCCTATGACAGAATTAGAAAAAGCCGCAAAGTTCTTACTGAAGCGGCTAGATGAATTAGAAAAGAATAATTCAATCAGTGAATCATGCAAAGTTGGTTATATGTTAGCTATAACAGATATCAGAAAGCTGTCAGAGCGAGAAAATGCAATACCATATACAAGTATAATCGGATACCTTAATCAAGTCGTAGGGACTAAATACAGAGAGATTAAGAGCACAAAAAGCAAGATATCTGCACGATGGCAAGAAGGTCATACAGAAGAGGATTTCAAAATTGTAATTGATAAAAAAGCCAAAGAGTGGTTAGGAACAGATCAGGCTAAATATTTGCGACCGGAAACATTATTCGCGGCAGATCATTTTGAAAGCTATCTCAATCAAATTGAGTGTAAAGCAGTATCGACAAAGAAAAACAATATTGATGATTTTTACAAGGGGCGTAAATAATGGATATTGACGATTTAGCAATCAACGATTTACCAATCAAGCAACAGCAGATATGCAAGATATTGAGACCGTTAATTTATGCATTTCCTAATTCAAAGGTAACAAAACAAACAATAATCACATATTCAATCGCATTAAGTGATTTGAGCGCAACAGAATTAAATGCGGCAGTTTTTAAGTGTATGAATGTATGTAAAGATTTCTTTCCAAGTATTGCAAAGATACGTGAAGAAGCAAAAAGCGTAATGGGTACAGCGATTGGGTCAGAAGTAAAAACAATTGAAGAAGCATGGCGAGAAGTTCAAGACAAAATGAAAAGTTGGTCAGTTGGTAGACGGCTAGAATTTTCAACGCCGGAGATCGCAGAAGCGGTAAAATTAGTTGGGTTTCGTAATATGTGTTGTTCTGAAAAGATCAGCGTACAGCAGGCACATTTCATAAAGCATTATGAAAATTTGATCAATAGGAAAAATAGCGATAGCATTAATGTAAAAGTATTGATCAGTGTGAATGGAGATATGAAGAAATTATTTGAAAGTAACGTCAAGAAAATAGGGAGTTGAATTTGTGAGTGTTGGGAAAAAAGCGGTTTTAATAACCGCAATCTTAATCAGTTTAAATAATGTCGCGTGGTCATGGTCATATCAGGAATGCGACATTTTCAATGTAAGAGATCAATTTAAACAGTTCTATGATTCATTAGAACAACAGCGAAAGCAAGTGCAGGAACGCAAACAGAGGGAAATTATCGTAAACGTATCATTCTATACAGCATCAGATGATACAATGAATGGTAAAGGAATTACTGCAAGTGGCAAAAGAGCAATTGAGGGAAGAACTATTGCAATGGATGAAAGCATTCCATTTGGAACAGTTGTTGTGATCGAAGGTAATGAATATGTTGTCCAAGATCGGGGCGGTTCAATATCAGGGAATAAGGTTGATATTTTTGTCAATGATCGAAGGACAGCGATTAAAAAAGGTCGATACATAACAACAGCAGTGATTAAAGATTGAAAGGAAAACGAAAACATGAGTAAATTTAATATTGTAATTAAAAATGTAAAACCTGAAATATTAGAACATGGATTTGAAAAAGCACCATCGGAATGGGGCGAAGGTAAAGTTCAATGGTATAAAATAGTTATACCGCAAACATTTAGAGGTAAATATATTTTATATATCTGTAAAGGTGATATTTGCGGAGTATATCAGGGAATGTCAATACAAGATCATGATTTTGATAGTCTTATGGATAAATTATCATTTAAGACACCTAAAATGGTAAAATGGACAATTGATATGCTTAATGGTTTAAAAGATAAAAAAATAATTGATTTTGATGGTATTTTAGAATATGAAATATCAAAGGGCGGTGAATAAAATGAAAGCAGTTGATTCATTCGCCGGAAATAACAAAAGATTT